CTCGGGGGGCAGCGTTCCGCGCTTCTCCAACTCGGCCATGATCGCGATTTTGTCCATGTTACTGGTTCAGCATTTGCAGCAGTTGTTCGTCACTCAGGGCCGAGAAGTCTTCGCCGCTGGTAGCAGCCGGCGGGAGAATAGCAGATTGCTTCAGGCCCGACGCCTTTTGCTGCGCTCGGTCGAGTCGGTTCTTGACCTCTTCCCAAGCAACGCGAGCGTCGTCTTCGTCGATCAGCGGGTTCGTGGCTCGCGTGTACGCGGCCTGCACCTTCTGGCCTTCTGCGTTCGACAGCGCACCCAGGCCCTTCATCTGTTCTATAGCCAGACCGAAGGTCTGCGCGTCGAGCGTATTCAGCCGGCCTTTTGCCTGCTGATACGACGCCGGCGCCAACCGGCCCGCCAGCTCATAAGCAGAGCCCGACTTGCCGTACACCTCGGTAAAGCCAGGGTCGGCCAGGAAAGCGTCGATGTCCGCCAGGAATGTGGCGACCTTCTCTTCCTTGCCCGGCAGCGCTGCAACCTGCGCGCCGCGTGCAGAGCCCTCGGCCTTGCCCTGGGCCACGGTGCCGGCATTCCGGGCCACGGTGTTCGGATCAACCACCGCCGCAGCCGGGGCCTTGCCACCGAAGCCGGTGTTCACCGGCACGCCGCCGGCCTGGACCACCACGTCGTTGCGCACGTAAGGCGTGAACCCTGCGCGCTGTTCCGGGGGCAGAGCGTTGCCGTACTCGAAATTCTTGATCGCCGGCGTGCTGCCTTCGTTGGCTGCCTTCGCCGCGATTTCGGCCTCCGCGCTCGGGAGCACATCCGGCACCTGGAGGTCGTCCGCCAGGTTCACATAATCGTTCGCACCGACGTTCACGAGGTCCGCGGACGGCTTGCCCTCAAGGGCCTGCAAATCGCGCAGCCGCTGTTCCGCCGGCGTGCCGACGTTCGCCACCTGGTCGGTCAGCCGGATGCCCTGCTGCGTCTTCATGCCAGTGCTGGCCTGGTTGTAGTCCGAGCCGAGGCCGCCCACAAGCAGGTTCGCCAGGGTGTTCGGGTCCGGGTTCATCAGGTTCGCGGGGTTCGCCAGCAGCTCGGTCTTCTGCTTGGTCGACAGTTCCTGGTCAACGGCCTTGGCCTGGTTGATCCGCGCCTGCATCAGGGCGTCTTCGGTCTGCGCGCTGCGATACCGGCCTTCGTTGTAGGCTTTCTCGTAGGTCGCATGACCGCTACCACCGAGCATTTCGCCCAGGGCACCCCACCCGCTTTCGCCGGCCATTATCCAACCCTCCGGGGTGCGTAATTCGTGAAGGTGCTGCCGTTGTTCATGGTCACGACATCACTCGGGAGACCCGCCCCGCCACTGCCGCCATTCGCGGCCATGCCGCCGGCCGCGCCGCCGAGCACGCTTGCGCCGGCGTCGATCCAGGGGTTGCGACCGATGCCGCGCATACGGAGCTGAGTCAGGAATGCGTCGCTGCCGGCGTTGCGGGCGATCCCGCCCACCTGGCTGCCCATCCGACCCATACCGATAGATTCGTTCGCGCGCTGACGACCCGGCGCGCTGATGCGCGACAGGGTGTCGGCTGCGCGCTTGCCGAAGTCCACCACGTTCGATACGCCGCCCGCCTCGTCCGCTTTGAAGCGTTCGCTGGTCGCGCCCGCTGTGGCGCCGCCCATTGCCTGGCCTGCGGTGCGGCGCAGTTGCGTCATGAAGCCCGCATTTGCCTTCGCGCGCTCGGCTTCCGGCGACGAATTCTCCAGCGCGCCCACTTCCTGAGAAATGCGGGCGTCGACCTCGCGCTGACGGCCAGCCTGGGCCTGAATGCCTCGTGCGGCCTCCTGGTCCTGGTTCTTCGCTACGTCGTGAGTTTGTTTCGCGGATGCGCCGGCGCCTACTGCTGCCATCGCCATCGGAATCCAGATTGCTTCAGTACCCATTATTTGCCCCAGGGATTCGTGCCGTACAGGGAGCCTACCGGCGCGGTCATGCCCGCACGGCGTCCGGCCGCTTCCTGCTGCTGTTGATACGTTCGATTCGTGGCCGTGAAGATGTCACCCAGACCGCTGGCCGTCGCGTTCGCCCGCGCCGTCTGGGCGCCGGACTGGACATTCGACATGGCCCGCGCTGCGGCGGTGGTCGCGTCCATGCCGGACTGCGCCATGCCGATAAGCTGCATGCGGCTGGCTTCATCCTGGGCCTTGAGGTCGCCGAGCGAACCCTGGGCCTTGTCTTCGGCCGACAGAATGCCGCGAGTAAACTCTTCGCCAAGGGTTGTGCGAGCGTCGGCGTCTGCCGAGCCGCCCGTCAGGCCGCCACGGGCCATAGAGAATTTCAGGTTTCGGTCAGCGACTTTCTTCTGCCGGCCAGCGTCGTCGGTATAGTGCGTGCGAACGGCACTGAGGAAGTCCCCGTACTGCTTGTTGCGCTCGGGGGCGTCGTAGACGTTGTTGATCTGGGCGGTGGTATTCGCGATGCGCGCGCTGCGCTCGGCTTCCGCCTGCCGTGCCTCTTGTGCCGCGTTGTTACTTCCCGCTCCCATGCTGTATTTCCGTCTCGCGTGTTCTGGCGAACATTATGAAGTCCTCGCCGTTAGCTCCATAGCCTTTCAGCGTACCTTCGGGTGCGAGTCCGATTACAGCATACCACCTGTGGGCATGGATTCTGCTCGCAAGCGAGACGCATTGCAAGCGGTGCGCGTCCTGCTTCAGTATCGCGTCCATGCAGCGCTTCGTGTGCCGGGTCATCGCGCGCCAGTGTTTTTCCCAGGCGTGGTCAGTTCCGACCATCCAATCCTGCCACACACCAGGGCGGATGAAGTCAAATCCGGCGATACCTATGGGGTGTTCGTCCTCGCACAGCATCCAAGCCGGGCCGGTCTTCGCGGCGAGCTGCACGGCCAGAATCTCTGGGTCGTAGGGCTGGCCGGTGTAAGCCTGAACCTGTTCGCGCTCGTCGGCGCGCAGGTTGAAGCAAACTTCTATGAAATCGCAAACTTTCGGGCTTCGATATAGTGTGAGGCTCATTTTTGGTAGTACAAGTTGGAGGCGATCCACTCCCACTTTTGATCCGCAGCGAAGGTCAGCCGCAGGTCGAACGAGGGTCCAGTAAGCGGAAAAGGTGCCGGCGTGCCGGTCAGCGAGTCCGCGATCATCGCGTACTCGGGCGTGCGCTGCGCAATGTTGCGCTGGTTGTAGCCGATACTGATGGTCACGCCCTCGGGCGCGGTCGCTACCAGGTCCACCGCTTCGAGCGATTTGTCGCCGCCGAGCGATCCCAGGTCGAGGAACGGCCAGTGGACGATGCCGGTAAAGTCGATGCCGAAGGTTTGGGCCATGATTTTAGCTCGTCGGGAACGGCGCGGTTGGAGGGGTGAAGTTCGCAGTGTACCGGCAAGCCTTCGTGATGCGAATTTGATCGAAGTAGCAGTTTGCATCCGAGTTGTCGGAAGCGTGGCCGCGGCAAGCGTCCAGTGAGGACTTCGTGGGGTTCAGCGCGCCGACAATGCCCGCCTTCGTAGCCGAGGCCACCACGGTGCCGTCGATGAACAACCGAAGCACGTCCGATGCGTCGCGTGTAACCGCCAGGAAAACCCACTGGCCGAGCGGCACGTCCGTGGCCGAACTCAAGCTGCTGCCGGCAGACGAATTCCAGAACAGGAAGTGATCGCCGCCCGTGTTGTGGATCGCAAGCTGGGTGAAGCCGGCCCCCGGGAAGTTGATCGAATTTGCGAACAGATTCTCGAACGGATCGCTGTTGTAGCCGACTACGAAATACCATCCTTCGATGGTGAATTCGCCGGGGAATACGAATAGCCCTTGGCCGTTCGTCGTGTCTTCAAGGCGCACATAATCAGTGCTCTCCGCATTCGTTCCGGGGTTCAGGAACGACGCCGTGCCGAATTTTGCCTGCACCGCTGAAATGGCGCCGTCGCCTACGACTGCGACAGTCGGAAGGCCGGACGCTTCGACGAGGGCGCCGGTGTGGGCTTGCAAAAGAACCACGACATCGCCGAAATCGGGGTCTTCCCAGACTTCAGTCGTTGTGTTCGACTCGACCGAGTAGATGCCGCGCGTATCCACGCCGACCACGCGGTAGTTGTAGGTCTGATTGCCCGATACCGTGCTGTCGGTGTAAGCCAGCGGGTCGGCGGCGTCCACCGTCGCGATCAGTACGTAAGTCGTCGAGCCTGGGCCGACCGACCGATAAAGCTCGTAGCTTTCGATGGCCGCGCCGCCTTCAACGTCAATTGCGGTCCACGATAGGTCGATGCCGCCGGGGGTTAGCTCCGAGCTGATTACCGAGGGGTTGCCCACGGTGTACACGTCGTCTTGGGTCATGTCGTCGTCGACCTTCCACACCTTGACGCCCGAGCGCAGATACAGGTCGTTGCCCTGGAGGGTCCAATCGTCGACTACCGAGGGGAATACGTATCGGCTCCAGCTTCGCTTCTTGGCTTCGTTGATCGTCAGGACGAACGCCTGCGCACCGAAGAAAAGCCAGTATTGCCCCTGTGCCGGCCAGAACAAGGCGAACGGGATAAGGCCCAGTTTGATCTGTTCCAGGGTAAGGCTGTCGATTGCTTCGCCGACGCCATCGGCCTGGAGGTTCGTGCTCGCGCCAGCGATGCTGACGTTGCGCACGCCTACCGGGTTCAGCAGCATCAGATCGTTCGCCACCGGCTGAAGCGACTGGTGCTCGGTCGAACCGACCGGCACGCCGTCCAGGAAGGCCATGTTCGCGGGGTCTTGGTCGACCTGCCACATCTGGAAGCCTTCCGAGTTGAAGGCCACCAGGTTGCTGCGGTATAGGCCCATCGCGGCCACCGGATTCGATCCGTAGACCTGGAGACCGAACGGGATGTACCCGGCGTCGTCCTTGGTCGACCAGTCGAGGGGGTTGGTGGTCGCGGAGAACGGGATAATGTCCTCGTCCGCGGCGAAGACCTTGGAGGCGGCGATGACCACTACCTTGGAATTCGGACACCGCTCGTCAGTGACGCGCCGGCTTACGACCTTCCACACCACCGTGTTGTCCAGGATCGTGGCGCCCATGTCGATAGGCCAGATGGGTTCGGTCGCGCCGGAAAGCATGATCGGAGTCGCTTCCCACGTTACTTGGGACGCGATCACCGCCTCCCACGTTACCTCGTTGTCGACGACCGTCAAGCCCAGCGTGATCGGCCATACGGGCTCGGTGGAGGCCGTGAACCCGCCTGCCGCCTGCACTGCCTTGTAGACGAGCCCGGTGGGCGCTACGGGTTCGATGTAGTCCCACGAGAAGCTGTCGAAATACTGGTGATGCGATCCGCCGGTGCCGGTCTGGAACGAGCGCACGCGCGCCTGGGCGAACGCGGCAGTAGCCGGCGCAATGCCCTCCACCGAAGGGTCGTACCAGACGTTCGTGCCGCCGCCGGCCTGTTCCCAATAAGTTTCAATCGGGATCAACGCCATCGCGGCGGTGAACCAGCGGATTTCGATAGCCATAGCCTGGCGGCCGTTGACGTTCGTTTCGCGGCGATAGCGACAGCCGAGCTTGATCTTCTGGCCCGGCAGCACCGGCACCACGTTGTCGTTGTCGATGAAATACGTGCCTAGCAGCCCGTCTGGGTGCCGGATGACGTGCGTCCCCTCAAACGCAAAGCTGGCCCCAGCGTTGACGACCGTTATGGCCGCATCGCTCACGGTCCAGCCCGTCAAGTCGCCGGTCTCGAAGCCCGCGTTCGTCAATGCACTCTGGACCGCGGGCGCAGTCGTCCGCGGCTGGCGCAAGTCGCCAGGGTTGATGAACTCGCCGGGGCTCCAGAGCTTCGTTGCCATCAGTAGTTATACCTGTCAGTCACATCCGATCCCGGCGTCAGCGCGGGGTCCGTTGCGGGCGTCGGCGTCGTAGTTGGCGACGTGTCCACGCTCTCAACCACGGTCGCGCCAGCCGCTTCCGGCCATACCGGCTCGGTGTCGCCCGAGGCTGGCGTCGCGCCGGCGGTGTCGATCACCGTGTAATAGAACCCGTTGTACACGGTCGGCTCCACTTTGTCACCGTTCGCACGAGGCGTGCCAGCGACCCAGACAGGGTTCGGTGCGCCTTGGCGCGTCGCTTGGTACGCCAGCCCATTGACGATGGCCGGCTGCACCAGGGCACCCTCTTTGTACATCGTGTCGGCGGCCCAGGTCGTGCCCTGTTGAAGCCAGAAGTGGTAAACGCTGTCGTCCTCGTATTCGGCGACGACGTACAGATAGCCCAGGAAGGGCTTCGCGAAGTGAATCTTGCGTAGTTCGATGGCGTCCTCGCCGGGGTCCTGCGCGGGGTTTGCCAAGACGTGCAGCGTGAAACCCAGGGGCACCGCGAGCACCTGATGGCTGAATACATGGAACCCGCCGCGGAAGGCCACCAAGCCCTTCGTTCCCTCGGACAGCAGCGCAGTGCGCGACGTGCCCGGGCGCACAACCACGGTGCCGCTCTCGGTCAGGTGGCCGTTCAGCAGGTCGTACAGTTGGTCGGCTCGCGCACCGCCTTTCGTGCGAAGGCGGTTGATGCCGCCCTTCATCACGGTCATCGGTGCCTGGGCCATTACGGCGTTACCAGCGGCAGGAAGACGGGCTTCGTCATCGCCGGTTCGGGGGTCACGCAGGGGATGTACCGGCGCGTGCCATGCCGGCCGTTCTTCAGATCACCCAGCAGCGCATTGGCCTCGGCCTTCACCGCGCTCGCATCGCCCTTGCCGTAGTGGTTCTTGGCGTTCGCCAGTGCCCACAGGAATACCAGCTCGCCGTTGATGCTCGTCTGGTCCTCGTCGTCGGCGAAGGGACTCAGCAGGAAATGGCCCTTGATGCGCAGCTTATACGCCTGGTCAGGGGCCGGAAACACTTCGATGCACTGACGGATTTCGTACACTTGAGGCAAACCATTCTGGGTCGCCATCGTGTAGTTCTCGGGGCGGATGCCCGAGGCCAGCGGCAGCCAGGTGCCGTTCAGGTCTTCGATACCTACCCACGACAGCTTGAGCGCGTCCAGGCGCTTCGTGCAGGCTTCCTCGTTGTCGGGGATGTCGTAAAACCGCTCGCCTACCGCCATCGTCCAAGTGAAAAAACGCTCGGTGCGAAGCTCTTTGTGCTTCTGATAGAGCACCGTCTGGGCGCTCTGGAGGAAGTCGTTCAGCAGATCGGCCATGCCCGGAGGCGGGTTGTCCTTCTGCGCAGCGTAGCCCAGGCGCACCATCATTCGCCCGCGGAGCGTTTCCAGCGTTGGGTAGCTGTCGCCCAGTTCGTCATCGCACTCGCAGTTGTACTGCACGCCCGGCCGGACTATTTCGACGCTGTACTCGGTCGCTACCAGGAAAATCGGGTCGTCGGTCTCAAGGTCCCAAGTCCAGGATGCGTAGGGTCCGGCGACGCTGAAAGTAGCGTCTTCCGAGTCCAAGGCAATATCCCCGTCCTCGGTGTCGCGGATCGTGATTGACGTGAACGCATCTTGAGCCAAGGACAGCGAGTCGACAGCGAGGGTGAGTGTGCTCGGCGAGCCGCCCAGATTCTGCTGCAATTGCTTGATGTCGAAGGTCAGGAATTTCGCCGGACTCACGTTCCCGATGGTCGGGGGCTGCGCGCCGATATACGTCCCGGGTGGGGCGCTCGCGGCAGCAGTCAGAACAAAGGTTTCGGTAATCATGTATTCCGCTCGGATAAAAAGAGGGGCCGGCAGGTTTGATCCTACCGGCCCCTGTAACGTCCGTCAACACGGACGACCACACCACACGGAGAAAACTTAGGCGTCGATTGCCAGCGGGTCAGCGGCCAGGGGGTCCGCAACTTTCACCGGGCTGGGCTTCGTGGCCTGCTTGCCGATGATCGTCTTCACGGGGGCCTTGGCGACCTTCTGCACAACCTTCGTGGCCTTCGCGGGTTTGATGGCCACTTTGGCCGGGTCAATCGCGGGGGCCGCAATCACTTCGTCCAATTCCGGGTCCTGGAAGCCGGGGCCTTCCACTGACTCGTCGCGATCCTGCTCCAGCGCGGCGTTCTTGATCGCCTGCATCAGGATACGGGCACCGCCGGGGGCCGGGCCGTAAATCTGGGAGACGTAAGACGCGCCGGTGGCCGGGTCTTCGCGGTAGCGCTTTTCCAGGCGCTCGTACTCGGCCGCGGGCGCCGGGTAGTTCTTCTCGTCCAGGGTGAAGTCCTTCACCGAGACCCGCTCGGGTCCATGAATGAGTTGAAGCAACGGGATTTCCCACTCGGGAACCGTTTCGGAAATCGTCAGCAGCTCAGTGCGCTGAATCTCGCAAGTAAATCGTCGCATTTGTCCTACCCCTAGTTTAGCGATTGAAAGGAAGGGGCGCCGCAGGCACGCCCCTCGTGAGACCCCAGATTAGGGGATCGACAGCTCGCTGTCCACCAGTTCGATGGTGATGGCGTCGGCTGCACCCGTGGTGATGTTCACACCGACGTACAATTCCTCGGCCGAATTGTCGTGCGCCGCCGAAACCGTGGTCACGTTGACAGACGGAATCTGCGCGTGGCCCGTGGCCGCCAGGTTGTGGGTCAGGGCGAAGTTGCCGACCAGGACGCCCGTGGCGCTGACCGAACGAACCACTGCCGTGATTTCGACGAAGCCTTCGTCCGCCGCTGCCGTACCGGCAGGCTTGGTGAAGGAAACGCGCGCCGTGTCGGCAGTCGTGCCGGCCACACCCACCGAAATGTCGAAGGTGCTGGTCTCGGTGCCCGCGGCAGTCTTCGCCATGTTGAAGCGCCACTTGAACTTTGAGCCGACCTTCAGGCCGCCGACCGGAACCTTGAGGGCCGAGCCGGTGATGTAGGTACGAGTCGCAGCCACCGGGGCCTGCTGAGTTGCAGAGTAGTTCTGCACCAGAGCGCCGCGGCCCTGCTGCGAACCTTTGAGAAGAATGGTCATGAAAATGCTCCTTGAACTTGGTCAGTGGAGGGCCGGTGTCAGTCCCGGCCCGCCTTGGTTGAGATTACGCGATGCTGAGAACGGCGTGCGCGTTGCGCTTGCCGGTCGTCATGCCCGCCTTCGCGGTCAGTGCCCAGTAGTGTACATAGCGGTCGTACACGCGAGGCGGCTTGCGCGAAATCATCCAGTGGCCCTTGATCGGCCGCAGCTTCAGGAACTTCGAGTTGATGAAGTAGCAGCGTTTCGCCCACGGAGTTGCCGGTGCGTCCAGCGTGTCCAGCACGTCGAACACCGGGTCCCAAACCAGTTCGACACCCTTGAAGTAGGTCTTCGTCACGCTCGCGTCGAGCGAAACACCACCCTTCGAGTTGCCGCCGTCATTGATCTGACGGTTGATCGTCTGGCCCGCGTTCTTGCGGTAAGCGTCGAGGAAGGCACCGCCGACCAGGATGAAATCCGGGGCGCTGTTGCCGTACCGCGTGCATTCGCGCCAGGTCTCTTCCATTTCGTTGACCAGGAGGTCAGCGGTGGCCGAGTTGATCGCCAGGTTCGCCTGGTTCCGCCACCAGGTATAGGTGAGCTGGTTCAGGCCGCCCACGACGCTCGAAGCGGTCGGGTCGAGTTGAATCAGGTGATCCAGGCCGGAGATGTCGAGCGCCGAAGCCGAACCGTTGCGGTGAAGCATCAGGTCCAGACCTTCCTGGAAGCCGAGCTTCAGGGTTTCGGTGTTCTCTTCCAGCAGGTTCGTGAGCTGAACCTTCTCGGCGTCGGTCGGGACCGAAGTCTTCTCGTCCGTCATGATGATGCCGTTCTGGACCAGCTCGTCTTCGTCGAGGCCGAAACCGTCATGCACGGCGCCGTAGCTGTACTTCGCCTGCTGAAGGGTGCGCTTCCGGTTGTACGTGACCTGGCTGTCACCGAAGTACGACTGGAAGTTGCTGTCGTTGGAGAAGCGAAGCTGCTCCACGATGTACTGGAGGGCGCCAGCGTATTCCTTCTTGCCCTCGATCAGCTTCTTCAGCAGAGGACGTTCGGTATTGATCTGGTCGATGGGGTCGTTCTTCAGGAAATAGTCGATTGCCGCGCGACCCGCGTAGGCAAGCTGTTCAGTATTGAAAGGCATGTTGATTGCTCCAAGGTTGAAAGAAAAAAGTTCTTCGCCTGGAGCAACGAGACCAGTGGATTCTGCGGCAGTTGCGAGTCTGCCTTAACGCCTTCCCGAATCCTTAACAGTTGCTAAGTGATCGGGATTCAATCAGAACGCGAAACGGGTGTCAAGTCCGTTTCGCGTTCCCGGGAACTAGACCCCCTTTAGGGCCTTGTCCACCGCCTCCTTCGCGGAGCCCCCTTCCAACTCCATCGAAGTGATCTGGAGGGAGACCGACCGGCGCTTACCGTCGTCCGAGTCTCGCGACTCGACCGAGCGAACCTTCACCTTGGCGGTGAGGGTCATCGTGTCGCCGGCCTGGGGCAGAGTATTCAAGCCGAGCTTGTCCAGAGACTCTTCCTCCAGATTCACCGTCAAGCCGTAGGGGTACTTGTCCCCGCCCATGCTGCTGCACGGCTTGTTCCAGTGTTTCTCCTTTTCCTTCCGTTCGGCCGCGGTGACGGCCATGTTCGTGAGTGCCATTACTGACCCGCCTGTGCCAGGGCGAAGTCGATGGCTTCCGCCATGCTACCCGGCGATTTTTGCTGCCCGCCGGCCGGGTTTCCACCGCGCAACGGCTGGTTCTTGGGGACGTTGCTCTTGACGACCGCCTTCGGCGCTGCCGGCAGCTCCAGGTTGTCATAAGCAATTTTGAACGCGCTGGCCCACTTGCGCGGATCGATTTCCGCGAATGTGCCCTTCAAGCTCTTGGTCAGGATCGCGGCCTTGCGCGCGTAGGTCGCCGGGTCCGCTGCGCGCAGCTCGTTGCCGAGCTTCGTCAGGGCGTTGCGGCCTTCCGTCACGACCCGGTTGTGCGCTTCCAGGCGCTGTTGTTCGCCGCGCGCCGCGGTCGAGTTCTCCGAGGCCACGCGAGCGCGGTCACGATGCAGGGCCAGTTCCTTCGCGGCTTCCTGGGTCATCTTGCCGGCGGTGACTTCCGCCTTGATGTCCGGGTGATTTGCCAATACGTCGACACCGGGCACATCCTTGCCCAGCATCCGGCCCAGGGCAGCCATTTCGGCCTGCATGACGCTGAATGCGCGCTCCAGTTGCGCTGGGTCGCCGCTGTTCACCATCCGCAGGTAGTCCAACGTCTGGCCGTACTGTTCCGGGGTCGCGCGGGTCTCCGTAATGAGCCCCATCACTTCCTCGAATTGGCCCTTCACCAGATCGCGCTCGGCCGTGACCGTCTTCGCGATGTCGATAAGGGCGGTGATCCGCTCGCGGGTCTGTTCCTTCAGTTGCGGCGCGATGGGATCGTTAAGTGGGTCTTTGGGCTTGGCGGCTGCCGCGGCGGCCTTGGCAGCGGCTTCATCCACAGGCTTTCCATCAGCCCCCAGAACCGGCTTTGCAGCAAGAGGCTTACCGTCAGGACCGAGTTTCGCAGCGTCGGCACCCCCCGTTTCGTCCGCACCGCCAGCATCGTCAGCATCGCCGCCTTCGCCAGCGCCTTCTGCCCCTTCGTCGAGGCTCGTATCGCCTTCGCCGCCAGTTTCAAGCGCGTCGTCATCGGGAGTTTCATTGACGGTCTCCTGGGGGGTCGTATTCGAGGCGGTATCGACCGCGGCACTTACCGCGGCAAGAAGTTCTGCGTTATCGGCCATGTGGTTGCTCCATTATCAGACGGGTGGAAGGACTTCGGGATTCTCCAGCATCGGAGCTGGCAAAGAGGGTGCGCCGTCGCCGGCGCCGGCCGACGAAGGGGGTAGGGACGGATCAGCTCCGACGACGGGCACCGCACCCGGGGCTCCCGGCATGCCACCTGGCTGGATCGGCAGCCCCGTAAGGGGGTCGATAGCCAGTTCGGGCATCTTCGGGATGAAGCGTTCAATGTCGGTGTCGTCGCCAAGTCGGACCATCGTCTCGCGTAGCAATTCGATCAGCGCCTTCGCCATCGACTCGTTGCCCGAGAGCATAGCCTGTTGAATTTGTACAATCGTCTCTTTAATCATGGGCATAACCACGCCCCAGGTCTCACGGTCGCCCATCGACTTGGGCTTGCCCGTGGTGCCGGCTTCGATAGTGAGGTCCACCATCGTCAGCAGGTCTTCGATGTCCATGCCCGCGGGCCAGAACGCCTTCGCGCCGGCGATCCGCTGTACGTCGCGCAGGGTCAGCGCGGACAGTGAGATTTCGGCGGTGTACTCGGCCAGGTCGGTCAGCATCGTTTCCAGAGTGTCGCGGTCGGCCGTGGTGCGCGAGGCAAACCCAGTCTGCTGGATTTCGGCCTCGGTCGCCGTCTTCTCGGGCGTCGTCGAAGACTGAAGCGCTTCCTGGACACCGGCGATCTTTTCCATGTCCTGGAGGATCGGCTGGTTGTCCCAGAGGCGCATGTCCGGTCGGTCGACCGGCTTCGGGGCGAATGCGTTGCCGATAGGCTGCGTGGGGTCCGACAGCGCAATGCCGACGTACTCCATGTGTTTGCTACCGGCGAGTTTCGTCGCCTCTTCCGGCCCAACCTGGGTCGAATTGAAGATCGTGCCGGGCACGCTGCGCTCGCGCGTCAGGCGGAAGCTGGAGCGACTGGTCGCATACTCGTCCTGGAGCTTGCACAGGCGCCATGACAGCGACTGGGAGTGCCGCGCGCCGTCGACTTCGTAGAAGGACAGCTCGAAGAACGGATAGAAACGGGTCGACGGGTAGTCCGGCTCGTAGGGGTCTTTCGCCCAGCGCTTGACGCCCTCGATCATGGTCTTCACATGGTTCGTGCGCTTGTCCCAAAGCTCCACGATCTTTACGAATTCGATACCGTCCGTGTTGATGCCCGAGGCGGACATACTGCCGCCCCCGCCGCCCGAGCTGTACTGTTCGGCCTCTTCCGCGGCGACGCCCTGGCCCACAGCCAGTAGGTCCATGCCCACGGGGTCCAGTTTCTGCTTGCGCTGGAAGTACGCCTTCGCGCCGGCTGCCTCTTCCTTGGTCAGGCGCGGGAACATTTCCCGAACCTCGGATTTCGGCTTGTAAATGGCGTTCGCCACCCAGTTCGCATCGCGGTAGTCGCCGACGCTGCGCACGTCCAGAGAGACCTGCACGTCTTCGGCCGAAAGGTAGTCGATTGCGAGGTACTTCCGTATGGAGACCTCGATTTTCTGCTGCAAACTCGCGATCAGCTCGTTCTGTTCGGCCAGTTTGGCGTCGTACTCTTCGGGCGACATTTCGCAGCCCGAGTAGTCCGGCATCGGCACGTCCATGATGTCGTCTGGCATGGCCTCGGGCATCGGCGCACCGGCCCATTCCGCCTCCAGTTCGACCTTCGAGGCTTCGAGCTTCGCCAGATTGTCCCGCAGATCGGCGATGTCCGACTGCATTTGCGGCAGATTCGGGCCATCGGCGACCATGATAACCTTGAGCCATCCTGGCCCCACCGAAAGGGTGCTGCGTACCTGCTTGCGCGCGGCGGCCTTCAATCGGCCGCGCTTCCAAAGCGATGAAATCACGAGTTCCATCGTCTTCGCGAAATCGTCCTGCGTCTGCGTGCCGCGGTTGTCGACCTGGGCCGACTTGCGCACGCTCACGTCCGGGTTGCGGGCGTAGAGGAAACTGACCAGGATGTCGATGAACGACCCGATCAGGTTCGTGCTGACGGCCCAACGCAGATCGGCGGTGCCGGCGGCGTAGCGCCGGTCGATGGCGTACTGCTTGCGCGCGCCTTCGTCGAAGGCCCGGGCTTCCTCGTACTCCTTCCACACCTTCCTGACAGTGTTCTCTTCCTTCTCGCGCGCCGCCTGTTCCTCGGGCGTCAGCTCCAGGTCGGTATCCGCGGCCTTGCTCACCGCACTGAGCATGCCAGCGCTTGGGGTGTTGCCGTTCATGTATTTATCGCCCAGACAAGCGCGCCGATCATCAGCGCTACCAGGAACAGACAGAACCCAGGGGTTGGTGCGTACTTACCCATTAGCCGACCTGCCAGGCTTCACCAGCCGGATTGACTTGCCAGAGCGATGCACCCGCTGCCGACTCTTCGCGCAGCACCTTGCGGGCCGCGGCTTCGTCCGGCGTCCATTCGAGCGTGACGCCCGAAGAACTACGAACGTGGAAGTTGTCAGAAGTAGCGCGGTTCGTGCTCATAGGGGGTTTCGTTGAACTCCAGCCAGGTGCCGGTGAAGGGGATGAGTTGAGGTTTACGTTCGGCGGATGGTACATACGGCATAGCCATGTCGTCAATGCCTCGACCCAACAATCCGCACACGTCGGCGCCGTCATCGTGTCGGGCCGAAGGAAATCCGCAGAGCTGATCGACCAGTCGCGCAGCCCAGGGGCGGTTCAATGGCATGTAGACCAGACCCGCCGCGGCGCGCGCCTGGAACGAGGCGAGCTTGATGACCTTCGACTTGATCGACGGCTTCGCCTCCAGCAGAACGTAGGTGCGCGCATCGCGCTGCGCCTTGTTCATGACCGGGGTCAACGCCTCACCGATGGGGCCGCCCTCGTGCCACCAGCGGCGGATCAGGCCGTGGCGCTTCAGCAGCATAATCCACTGGTAAATGCTGATGTCGGTTGTCTTCTGGCCGAACCACCAGTCCAGGAACCACATCGCGCTGATGGAGTCGATGCCCACGACCCCGTGCTCGGTGAAGTCGCCTTTATCCTCCTTCGTCGCGAAGTCGGTGGCGCCGTACAGGCTCAGTGCTTTCGGCCGCCCGCCGACCTGACCGGGGCCGCCGGGCGTGCCGGGGGGCAGGTCCGGGTTGTACCACTTGAACCACTCGCGCTTGAACTCAATACCCTCGGCCGCGGTCGGGCGCTGCTGGTACAGCGACGCCCAGGTGCGCTGGCCGCGCGGATCGTTCTTGCGGATCAGCCAGTGCTTCTCGGGGAACCACTCGGGCCACAGGAACTCGCCGGCCTTGCGGCCCAGCGGGTCGTCCGCGCGCTCGGCCTCGGCCGGGATGTTCAGCACCTCCCACACCATGCCATCGCGGCACTCAATAGGGCCGGACTGACCATCGTAGTCCTCGGGGAGGATCGTGCCGGATAGGTCGTTCTCGTTCCAGCGGGTTTGGATGATGATAACGCTGGCGTTCGGCTTCAAGCGCGAAATCAAGTCGTCGCGGTACGCCTCGTCCACGTTCTTCTGGTCTGTCGCCGAGTCCGCTTCCTGACGACCGGCCACGGGGTCGTCGACTATCGCGCAGTCGGCGCGATTGCCGGTGATACCTGCCAGCAAACCGGCGGCCATGTACGTCGATCCGTTCGACAGTGCCCAGGAGTCGACCGCGCGCTGGTCCGCGTTCAGGCTCGGGCGGTCAGCCCAGATCGCAACGCCCTTGTCCTGGCGCGCGAGCGCGCGAGCCTTTCGGGAGTGCTTCCGAGCGAGGTCCGAGCCGTAGGACGCCAGGATGATCTGGTAGCCGGGCCACTTCTGCATGGCCCATACCGGCGCCACGACGCTGGCGTAGCTCGATTTCGCGCTGCCGGGTGGGGCGAAGATCAGCAGCCGACCGTTCGGCGTCTCCATGCACTTCTGGATTTTCTCCATGATGATCCGGTGGTGCAGCGCCACTTTCGTTTCGATGGACTTGAACGGCTCGTCGGCGGCGTCCTCCAGTGTGTCCGAGCGCAGCGGGGCGCCGGGGATGTCTACGCTGCTGGCGTATTCCGCAAGGCTGTCGCGCGAGCGCCGGCGCCGCAGGATTTCCGCAATCGCCTGGTCGACCGAGACCTGGGCCTCGGGTTCTGGCAGGGGTTCCTGGGCGTCGAGCGGGTCCGGGATGTCGATGCCCGAGCGGATCGGCTCGTTCATCCGCTGTTCCTGGGAACTACGGCTGCGGCGCTTCGGCTGCGGCTTGCTCATGCGCTCGGGTCGTCGGGGTCGGCCTTGCGCGGCGTGATCGCGGCAAAGCGCTCGGCCAATAGCTCGTCGTCGGTCTTCTCCGTGTACTCGGCGTCCGTGACCGTGTGCCCATGCCAGCGGGCCGGCAAGTTCGGGGTCTGGGCCGTCGTCGAGTCATCGGTCGGGGCGTTGCGCTGTCGGCTCTGGAGGATCGCCATGAGCTGATCTTCACTCATGTTCGCGAGCTGCGCGGCCACGGCCCGCTTCGCCGGCACCTGCACCGAGACCGAGGTCGGCTTGCCGTGGCCGCGGTCCAGTATGAGCTGGGCGGCCTTCAGCCGATCACCGGGGAACGCGGTCTTGTCGCGCAGCACTTCTACGGCAGCGCCTATCGCTTCCTTCGTGTGCAGTCGCGCAAGGCTTTCCGCTGATGCGTGGATGAATTCCTGAGTCATGCGCGGAATGTACACGCAGCGTGTACGCGCGTCCAGAGTGGACGCGGGTAAGTGGCAGGGGGTGATGGAGTCGAACCACCGTAGCACGGTTTTGGAGACCGGCACTCTACCGCTGAGATAACCCCCTAGATCAAGGCCCCCAGGCGTGTGACTCGCCGGTTGATGGAGCTGCGAAAGCTCCGGGCCAGGAGTGAACCTTAGCGAGTGGGGGTGGGGTCGTCAAGTGGGACTCCCGATTTTGGGTCCCCTCGCCGTGTGCGTTTTGCCGAACATAGGGTGGGGGTGCGATTTAGTGAACATTTGGGTCCCTCCGTTCGCGGTTCTCGAATTGCGAATGGGGCGGGTGCATCGCAAATGATGCAACAGACTTTAATAGCCGTGGACCTTATTAAAACTTCGCTCGCGACATACCCCCGGCACTTGCAAAGGGGAGGGCTTTGGGTCCCTCCCGCTACCAAGGCCACTTGCTAGGGGGTGCTCAGTCTCTAGGAGGGACCCGTCGCCCTACGCCCGTCGCGGGTCCCTCGCGGGGGGTGTATACCCCCTACCCCATAGCCCCACGCCCTGGGCAAGAGCCGTGCCAAGGGGCAGTTGGTTTAACAATAAGCAATGTACCCTGCATTATGTGACGCAACTACACGCATTATGTCGGGTGCTACCGATCTACCCTACTACGGTAGCGGACGGTAGCAGGAACGGTTAGCACGCAAGTGGCTGATAGTGCATGGCGTAGGGCATAGGGGCCGGGGTGCTACCGCTGCTACCCTTAGCGCCAACTACCCGTAGCCACAAGGCACTCGTAATTCCCTCACGCCTTTTGCCCTATGCCTTTGGCTATTTAACAATCGGGTATTATTTTCATTATTGTTAAATGCTCATTTCTACACTCTTTACCCTAAAAAGAAGGGTAACAAGGTAGCTCGGGGGTTAACTCATTGAATTAGCTTGTAACCGTAGTTGCTACCTTTGCCTACCGTACTTTAGAGTACGGTAGCAGGCGAACTGACAAAAATTGTCACAATCCGACGCAAAATAGGTCCAAAAGTGACAATCTTTGTCAGTTCTAGGGCAAGCCCACGCCCATATTTTGGCTATTCTCCGCGCCGTTATGCGGTTTCCCGGAGTTGGCACGCCCCCTGCATTACTCTAGGCGAGCCCGAACAATCGGGAACGCCCAGAGACCCACCGAGGATAAAGCCATGCACGTAATCGAACACATTCAACCCCTGGGCGGCGAGGATAGCCGCGCCGCATTCGTCAACGCATGGTATGCGGTCACGGGTTGCCAAGCGCTAGACGCCTGCACTGTGGCCCTGTGGTGGAGCTGGCACGAATGAGCGGCTATGCAGCCGCGCGCCGGCTCACACTCGCGCGCATGGTGGACGAGATAAACGCGCACGCAAGCCACTGGTATCAGTGGGGCCGCAGTGACCGCATGGCCGGCCTGCAAATGGCAGTGAAGGGGCGCGAAAACGTCTACTACCGCCGCGCCTATGAATCTGAACAACGGAAGGAGCTGGCATGATGAACGAATACCAGAAAGCCACGGCGCACTTGCCCACGTCCATAGCCCTGCGCGCGACCGAACGGGGCGCCGACAATACCCTGACGGCTATGGTTCTGGGCGACCATCGCGACGCCCACATAATGGACGAGTTGGCGCGCGCTGCGGCCTTGCGCCGTCGCGTTGTCCGGCTGCATTCATGGATTGAGCGCCCGGACGGGCGAACGGAGTGCCACCTTACGCAGCAGGTAAAGCACCAGACCAATGCGCGCGGGCAATTGCGCGTGCTTGCCTTCGGCCGATGGCGCACGGTGCGGGATGCGGCGAGACACCCTAACCGCGCGCTGCTGATCCGTGACGACTACACCCGCACCCGCGTATCCATTTCGGAGGTTTGAGCCGTGCGTATTGTAGAACTCACCGCGCCGTCGCATTGGGCCAGCTACCTGATAAACGGGGATGCCTCGGGCTTGGATGACGAGGACGAACAGGCCGCGGACGAGTGGATAGAGTCCCTGGGCTATGGCTCGCCGGCGGACTGCCGGGACGAGGGCTTTTTGCACTTCCACGATGCGCAGGAATTCGCGATGCCTTGCGACTGCCAGCGCTACACGTTTTTGATTCAGGAGTAACGACCATGCGCAAGCGGATCATTCTCACCTGCGCCGAAGACGGCGAGTTTGGCGGTTATGGTTTGTTGCTGCCCGGCATGCACGCAGGGCACGACGTAAACCCGGCGGCCGATGGCCTACTGCTGGCGCACGACCTGTTAGAGCATCAGAACGGCGTCGCGGCCATCGGTGGGATTGACGACGAGTTAGAAGCCCTGGGCGGTATCTGGTACGTGCGCGGCCAGTTTGACGACATCAGCCGCGACGGTTCAGGCTCCGCGCATACGACGCACCAGAACATCGCGGGCGACGTTGTGCGGATGTTCCGGGATTACTTCTGCGGGGTGTACGTGAACACGACCCCACCGCGCACCCGCGCCCTGCCCGAGGCAGACGACGACTTCCGGGAGATCATCGCCGAGGCGCTGAAGCAAACGCGCGGGGAGGTTGACCGGGAGGACGCGACGCCCGAAGAGATCGCCCAGAAGGAAGCGGCCTATATCGCGGTATGCCTGCCCCGCATGCGGATTGGATACCGCAAGGCCGCGCGCCGGTTCAAGGATGCCCGCACCGCTAACCGCCTGTTCTGGGATGTGACGGACGCCGTAAACCGCGCCATCGGCGTGCGTAGCTGGCGGGACAATGACCGGGGCCGCTCCAATGGCCTGGACTATGAGGGCCAGCAGTTCGAGCTGTCTTACACCTACGATCCGCGCACCGGCGATTGTGCCGTGCGCTGTGATGAACACTACCCCGAGGAATGAGCCATGCGTTACCGATACGCCATTGCCCTGATTGTCGCCGTTGCTTTGACGTTCTTTATCATCGCCCTGGGCAACGCCACCCACAACGCCGCGGGAGGCTACCGCGACGCATGCGGCGAGCGTGCGGGCCTACTGGGGGACGACTGCTAATGAACGCCCACAAGCGCGCCCGAGCAATGATAGACGAGGCTCTAGCCGCGGCCCATGCGGTAGCAATGGCCGAGGTGGAGCGCATGGCCCGAGCGGCCCTGCGCAACCCTAGCAGCGGGGCCGCATCCTTCTGCATGGCTATGGGCTCGGCCTCATTCCACCGGGCGGACGGGGAACCGATCATGCACCCGGGCCGCTACCCGAATTGGGCGCGACCCATACGCCATTTTCTTGAGGACTACAGCCAGCCGCTGGGCCTATACGGTACGCCTTTGCGTATCGACGGCGCCGATGCACCCGCTTTAACTGACTGGTAACACTAAGGATTTACGACCATGAGCAACGTGCGAACCATAGAACGGATGATTGTGCGCAAGGTGATTGCTGACGCCCTTGCGGCGGGCTTTGCCTTGGATGTGTACGACGGCGGGGAGTTCGTGCTTACGCGCTCCACCGATCCCGCGGCCATACTGGCGGCCATGTTCTCGACTGACGAGGACTACTTACACTACCGCGCGCCACCGGAAGGCCCCCGCAAGGGGTGGGTGCGGTTCACCTACGGCAACGGCGGATCGGATGTTGTGTCCGACTACACGACGAACCTTGAACCCGTCATGAAGGGCGCCAGCTTGCTGGCCGACGCTATCGAAGCGGGCGATGTGCCGATCCCGACGCCCGAGGGCGAGCAGACTTTCGAGCTGCTGACGCAGGCTTTCGACCTGATGCCCACGAACACACCCGCGCGCATGAAGTGGGTGATGGCCGCGGCGGCCCTGATCGAGAGCACGAGGGCGAAGACATGAGCAAGAAGCAGCTTGCATCCGGCGACATTTTCCGCCGCAAGGGGACATGGTTCCAGGTGAACCATGTGCGCGACGACCATGCAGAGGCGCCGCACAAGACGTGCGACGGGCATGGCGTTGTTACCGACTGGATGCCCGTGCGCGACCCACAGGAGGCGAAGAACCAGGGCCTGCGGCTACTGGCGCGGGACGGTGGGCGAGCGCTGTACTACAATTACCCGTTGTCCTTGCGCCTCGCCGTCAATGACCGCTGGGGCGGCGACGGCAAGACCATGAGCACGCGCCGGCGCCATGTGCTCAAAGACTTCAACTACCTGCGCGGCTGGTACTGCGACGAATGGCAATATGTTGGCGTCATCGTCCAGGCGCTCACCGGCAAGCACAAGGGGAATAAGGCATCCCTCTGGGCCGTCGAGTCCCTAAGTACCCGCTACCTGTCCGACGTGGCGCGCGAGTTGGCCGACGAGGTGCTGCCATGAACCGCACCGCACCGAACGCCTTGAGCTGGCGGCCTGCCTCACGTTGTTCGTGGCCTGCACCGTCGTGGCCCCGCTCGGTATTCTGGCACTTATCTGGGGGATTCAGCCATGATATTTGCACCCTGCACCTTCTACTACGCCATTGCCGGGCGATTGGTGGAAGTGACGGCGGCTTTTGCCACCGTAGCCGAGGCGAACGCCTACAACGCCGCGCACCCGGACGAGGGGTGTCTGGCCGACTTGAGCGATAGCAACGGGCTCATTCTCATGGCGAAGCTGGCGGACTTGGGCCGCCCGTTTTCGCCGTAACCCAAGGGGCAACGTCATGATATTTGCACCTGGGACGTTCTACTACGCCATAGCGGGGCGCATGGTTGAGGTGACGGCCGCGTTCACTGACATCATGGAGTTCTACGCTCATGTGATAACCCACCTTGACGAGGGGTGTCTGGCCGACTTGGGGAGTGTCATCCTCATGGCGAAACTGGTCGACATCCCCGGCTTCTGTAACTAACTGAGGATTAAGGCAATGGCGATGATAAACGCATTCGGGGTGAAGGTTGCGCGGGGCATGTTTTGCACGATCAGGCGGCCCCGCGGGGACCAATGGAGCGGTACGGTTACGGCCATCCGACGCGAAGGGCTGGCTACGATGGTACACATCAACAATAGCTTCAGCGGAACCCTTGACGACGTGCTGACCGCCTGGAAGTGCCCGACGCCCGCGGACATCGCCTACGCACTGGCGAGCGATACCACGAGAGACCATAAGTTCTTCAGCCGCAACAATATGAAATTCGCAGGCGACACAATGCGAAACTTCGGAACCTTCGCGGATGACACTGGTCGCATCATCCTGTACCGTCGCAAGCCGGTGAAGCACGGGCTGACCGGCCGCTGGGTGTACGACCCCGAGCGCAAGACCCTGCGCACCGTTATAAACAGTGACTATCCGTAAATTTATCGGCCACTTTTATCGGCCATATCGGCCACATCATCAGAGACTTACAGAGAACCACATGCCAGTAATCCACGAAATGGCGCAAGCCCTCGGCCCCACAGACCCGGCAACGTGGGCGGCGGTAGCCTTCGACTACGGTAGCGTCCTGGAGAATGCGCAGGCGCGCGTCGTCTCGGGCTACCGGCTCATAGGCGGATCGGGAACGCCCATTGCCATCATCGAATGCGTGCGCAACGAAGGCGTACAAAAGGCCCTGGAGCCCGTAATGCGCTCGCCGAACGTCGCCGGCGGGCAGTCCAGGGAGGCGCGGCACATCATTCGCGCGCTGCTGAACGCCGAGGACTACACCAGCGACATCTACAACCACATTCGGCGCGTGTACTACGCGAACGAGTTCACCACAGGAAGCGCACGCCCATGAGCCAGCCCCACCCGCTTTACCTTGCGATAAAGGCCGCCCTTAGTGTCCTGGACTACACGCACCGGCGCAAGGCCGATGCCCTGCGCATTGCCGCGGCCGAGCACTTCGATATGGTCTCGGGCGAGCCGCGAATCCCGCTCCTGATTGGTGGGGAGGGCGGGCGCACTGCATTCGACCCAGCGCGCTACCAGAAGGACGCGCAATACGTCGGGCCGGTCATCGGCATGGACTTCGGCGACAAGGACTTTACCGTAGAGGGTTGGTATCACTTCCCCTCTGCCAAGGGGCCGGCCGTGGCATGCCGGCCGCCGATAGTTCCCTTGGGAACTCTGGAGGCTGCGCAAACCGCCGTGCAGGCGAGCGAGTCCCGAGCATGGGACAAGGCGCGGCTGGAGTTGCGGACAGTCCTGGGCGCGTTGGACGGGACGCCTGTCGAACGCATTCCGCACCCTGACGACGACAAACGGCTGAACGCGCGCGGCGGGGCGAAGGAGTGAAAATCCTCCTGCTGATCCTGTTCTACACGGCGCAGCTTGGTCTGTTCATCTGGCTGGCGCGGAAGGCTTACGCCGTCCTCGTCGCGCTGCTGGCCTGGGCCAAGTTGTTCCTGCCAACGACATCCCTTTACGTCGTCGCGGCGTTCGCGGCGTTCCTAACCGCCTTGGTGTACTGACATGGCTTTCACATCCGATCAATTGCGCTTTGCCGCTGGCAGGGCGCTGAACCGATACAAACACCCACTACAGGAGTCCTCAATGTGTACCGATAAATCTGCCTACTACACCCGCGTGCATGGCGGCATCGACGGGGGCAAGAGCGGCAGCGCGCCCATCGACTCGAAAGAGCACATCGCCATTTTCTCGGGCGAAGCTGCTGCGGTCGCCGGATACTGCCTCTACAAGCGCGACGACGCAATGCGCTCCAACTACAGCGCCGCGTCGTTCACCGAATCGCAGGAGGACGCTATGTCCTGGGTCGACCAGGGCAAGGGCTTCCATGCGCGCCTCGTGAAGCTGTGGAAGCTCGCAGACGGCAAGCTGCTGCTGACGGACCCGGGCAAAGTGACGATGCCCGTGGCGCCGCTGTACGCGCCTGCGCCCCCGACTCCCGGCCCGATGGCGTGCGTCGAAGTGGTCCTGACGGCTGACCAGGAAACGGCGGTTGCCTCGGGCAAGAAGAACTACGGCATGCCGTGGACTACGGCGCTCGACCAGCAGCTTCGCGACATGGCCCGCTACCTGACGGTGGACCAGTTGATGGAGCACTTCGGCCGCACATCGGCCAGTATCATCTGCCGCCTTGAACGGCTGGGCACTGCGGCCCGCGATCAGGTGCAGCCGTGAGTTTCTTCGGCAAGTACAAAGGGCCAACGCCGCCAACGCCGCCAGCGGCTGATCCCGGCATCGTGCTTATTACGTTCGACCGGAACGTGCCCGAGGCCCCCGCATATTGGCTGGTGGGCCGCGATGAAGTGCGGGGGCCGTATGGCTTTGCCACTGGCCGGTACACTGAGGACGCAGGCGAGGCGTTCAAGTGGGTGCAGGGCGGCGGTATCGCCCGATTGATGCGTCTGTGGCGCTTGCCGGATGGCCGGCTGGTGCTGAAAGACCCGCGCACCGGCGGCATCCCGCTGGCGAAGATGCTCACCGCGGAGGACAAGCCGTGAGCGGCCCCACGGACGACTCTGGCATGACCGAGGACCAGATCGCTGCGGAGATTAGGGACCACTTAATCCGCAAGAACGGCGGACAAGCCCCGATCAGAGTCAAGACCGACGCACCACTATCCGTCACGGGGCAGTGGAGCAACGAACCACCGGAGGCATCATGAACAAGACATTGAGCCAGAAGGCCGAGAGGCTGATCGCTGCGCTGACGCAAGCCGCCCAGATGTACGGCTGGGCGAAGGACCAGGGGTCGACCCAGCAATCCGACGATACCCAGTTAGCAGAGCAGAAGGCATTCGAGGCCCTATCGCGCTACGTGCGGGCCCTGGAGACACGGGGGGAAGCTGCGCAGACCCCGACGCCCGAGCCGGCGCTAGTCCCGTTGCCCGACCTGTCCGAGCACATCACCTGGATGAAGGACCACCTCGAATGGTTGCAGGCGATGGCCGCGGGCATGAAGGCCGCCCAGCCCAAGCCGGCCGCCTTCCTGATCGGCCAGCGGGTGCAGATCGGCGGGGAGATTGGCACCGTAACCGCGGAGAACGGCAAATCGATGGTCTGGGGCGGCATCCCCGGCGTCTGGGTACGGCTACCATCGCGTGGGTACTCGTCGTGCTACGACGCCCGCGGCGTAAAGCCCTTGCCGAACGGCCAATTGTAGGCGTAGATTCGCGACATGACGACACTGGCCTGTGGGTGCAAGTACGAGGCAGAGCGCTGGACGGCGCTCTGCCCGCCCCACGAGGCCGAATGGAAGACACGACACCAGCAGGCCGCGGCCGACTACAAGCGCGGCGGGCCTGCACCCACCACAACAGACGAGGATATAGACCCGTGGACATAAAGACCCTGGCTCTGCTGGCGCACGCTAGCCCCCTTCTCCAGGCGGACACCTCCCTGGAGATACCGCCCCTGCGCTTCGACTACAAGCTCGACCAACACAAAGAACCAGCGGCCCCGCGCTACCTGCACGTCTCGAAGCGCCACGAGTTTCGAGACGGCAAGATTTTCGAGCAAACCAAAGGCACGACGGCCAAGCTGCGCGACGATGCGCGCGATCCTATGGAGAAGCTGAACCTCTCCGCGCGCCAGATCAAGAAGCTGCGCAAGAAGATCGCCCGTCGGCTCAAGGAGCTGGGCGTGCAGCCGGGGCAGGACGCGGAGATTCTGGGCGCTCGCGCCGATCAGGTCATCCTCGACGGCATCGAAGAATGACGCGCGTCCTCACTCTGCCGCTGACTGTCTGCGCCGGGCTGCTGGCTCTGGTAGCAGCGGCATTGTGGGGGATCGCATCCCTAATCAATTCCATAGGTGATCCATGAAACAGTCCCTCTTCGGCGCTCCGCACGACATCGACTTGACCGCCGTCCCCGGCATCGTCGAGACGCCGCGCACCAGCTACCGCGAGTTCGTGTACAAGCCGTTGCGCATTTACCAGACGAGCGGCAGGGAGGACTTCCTTCGGGAGCCGCAGCACCGCTTCCGGTCCTGGGAGGATCAGGCGGCCGATGATGCGGGCGTGCCGGCTCGGGGTGAGATATGAAAAAGCGCCCCAGTCATCCCCGAGTCCCATACTCCCTAGCGTTCGCGGGCTTCGTCGAGGCCGGTCAGCGGCAGGCGCACGGCGTATTCAAGCACCACTTCAAGAAGCTGTACGGCGAACCCGCACTGCTGCGGATGAACCCAGCCCACCCCCATCTGGTGCTGGCTCAGTTCGACAACATGGAAGGGCTGCCCTTCTGGTCGCACGGCTGGCACCCGCTGCCGGCCAGTAGCTTCGCGGACATCCACATCGCCCACGACTGGCGCTTCGACGCCTGCATTTGCAAGGCGTGCGGCATCGGCGAGTCCGAGGAACTGGCGTTGGACCTGGAAGAGATTGCGGGCTGCCGACTATGAGCCGCGTACCCATCTGGTGCGAGCTGGTGTGCCGGACCTGCGCGAACACCTTGATGGGGCAGTTCAGCTTCGGCGCTATTCCCCGGGCCGAGCTGAAGCGCGAAGGGCGGAATGCCGGCGTTTTGTTCAAGCACGACGAGGTGTTCTGCGATGCGGACTGCCTGGGGCGCTTCGAGCGGCAGCAAACCGGCAAGATCGGGGCCGTGTGGTAACTACTTACGTAAAATAGTTCAAATACAGGGAACCCCTCCCTGGGTCTGCGGGTTATGTCTGCGAGCGCTTTGCTCACCACACATAATACGGAGACTTTTATGGCCCCTCAGACTCTTGCAAAGAACGGTTTCATCGCTACCGATGCTGTCCTGAAATCCCTCGCCCGCGACTACGTAGCCGGCGCCAACGCCGCCGAAGATGTCAAAGGCACCTACCTGCGCGTTCTGGTTGCCCATAGCCAGCGTGAGACCGCCAGCCTAGCCCGCAAGCGAGTCACGCAGGCCGACGCCCTGGGCGCTGTTGCAGCGGCGCATGGCGCCATGTACGCGGTCATCCTCGACGCCGTGACCACCCCCGAGATTGCCGCCGACGACTCGTTGCCCGCGGAAGAACGCCAGCAGCGGGCGCGCGAGCGCAATCGGCGCACGACCTTCGCCCGCACGGCGAAGTCCACCCTGACGAGCTTCATCAAGGCGGGCGGGCGGCTGGTCGCACTGGAGCCAGCTACCGTCAGCAAGGAGCAGTTGCGCTCGTACTCGTCCGTGGCCCGAGAGGGTCCGCAGACGGTCGCCGATCAGGTGGCGGCTACGGAAAGCCGGCTGGAGAAGCTGATTGCAGCGCTGAAGGCAGAGAACCCCGAGGCCGCACAGGAAGCGGTCCAGTCCCTGCAAATGAAGCTCCAGGCGATTGTCACGCCGCCGAAGCGGATGGGCAGCCGCAAGCTCAAGGACATGACGCTGACGGCCCACGCGGCGCACTGACGTGGACACTTATTGCTCGGTAACTATCGACTGTACGCTGGCGGAATTGCGGAGTTATGAGCCGTTCTTCCGCGCAGCGGAGTTCACGCGGTACGAAAGTGTTGTCGAAATTCACTGTACCGAGTCGGGCCAGCGGATCACGGTTCGATGCAAGGTTGCTGATGCGAATTGCTATGGATGGCGGCACTTTATAAACGTCTGGCAAAGGCGTTTCGGGCCGATCACTCGCTGATCCGCTCGCCCAAGGCGCCGGTCCCTGTTGACCGGCGTCTTTTTCTCGACTATGGTCCGCTCCGTCATCACCCACGGAGCGCTTTGCATGCCCGAGAATACCAACTCTCCTGCCCCTGTCCTGTCTCTGTACGACATCGGCGCCGTTCTGCGCCGCGCGATCCCCCTCCCCGAAACCCGCCTTTATCCGATCAGTCCCTCGAAAGAGCTGACGGTCGCCGACCTGCTGACCACGTTCTGACCCCATGTCGTTGCTCGTCGAGTACGTCAAAAACGGCTGGGCGCTTGCGCCTATTCCAGCCGGCGAGAAGGGTCCAGTCCGAACCGGCTGGAACCTGCGGGAAAACTGCATCACAGACCCGTATATCGCGGAAGTGCTCGACGGCAACGTGGGCCTGGCCCACGCCTATAGCGGAACCTGCTGCCTGGACCTGGACGACCTGACGCAGGCGGCCGAGTGGTTCAAGCAGCGCGGCGTCGACATCAACGAATGGCTGACGGCGCCCGATGCCGTCATGATTTCCTCGGGCCGAGAGAATCGCGCGAAGCTGCTGTACCGGGTCGACAAGCCGATCCCGTCGTTCAAGCTGCCCGGCTTCGAGCTGCGGTGCGCCTCGTCGACCGGCAGTACGGTGCAGGATGTGATCCCGCCGTCGATCCACCCCGTCACCGGCAAGCCCTACGAGTGGAAATACGGCGACGATCTGACCGGCCACTGGTCCAGCCTGCCCCAGATGCCCGGCGCCCTGGCCCTGATCTGGGGCGCGATGGTGAAGCCGGCCAGCAAGCTGCCGAAGGTCGAGCGCACGGCGTCGGCCGATGCCAAGTACGCTCGCAAGATGCTCAAGGGCCACGACCCGGACGTGGGCTATGACGAGTGGGTAGGTGTGGGCATGGCCCTGCACCACGAGTTCGACGGGGGCGACGAGGGTCTGGTCCTGTGGAACGAGTGGAGCGCGCGGGGCAGCAAGTACGCCGGCGAAGCCGACCTCATGTCGCACTGGCGCTCGTTCTCGTCCGGTCATGCCAACCCCCGCACCCTGGGCAGTCTGCGCAAGGAAGAGGCCGCCACGGTCGACGACTTCGCCGTAGTCGACGCGGGGAAAGCCGAGCTGGAAGAGGCCCAGCGCATGCTGACCGCAGCGAAGCAGGCAACGCCGGCCACGATCCGCGAGGCCGTGAACACCCTCAAGCGCGACAAGAACGGCGTGCTTGCGGTCCTCCCCAACGTCCTGACGATCCTATCCATCGCCGAGGTCACGCAGCAGCAGATCGCATACGACTCGTTCAAGGACGGGCTGATGTGCGCGCCGGCCGGGACCGAGGAATGGCGACCGATCAGGGACACCGACTACACCGCCATGCGTATCTGGCTGGAGAATCGAGGGAACTTTTACCCCGTCTCGAAAGATATGGTAAGGGACGCCGTACACTACCTCGGAGAACAGAATCAGATGGACACCGCACAAACTTGGCTCGGCAGCATCCAGTGGGATGGCGTGCCACGGATCGACAGCTTCATGCCCAAGTACATGGGCACCATCGACGCCAGTTACGAGCGCTCGGTCGGCAAGTACCTGTGGACGGCCCTAGCGGGGCGCATCATGTCCCCCGGGTGCCAGGTCGACATGGTGCCGATCCTCGTGGGCAAGCAGGGCCTGGGCAAGTCCCAGGGCGTCAAGGCCCTGGTGCCGAACAAGGAGTTTTACGTCGAAATCCGCCTGGACGAACAAGACGATGCGATTGCCCGCAAGATGCGCGGCACTCTCGTGGGCGAGCTGGCCGAGCTGCGCGGGCTGCGCACCACCGACCTGGACCGCATCAAGGCGTTCGTCACCCGCACCGACGAAAAATGGACCCCGAAGTACATGGAGTTTTCGACCACCTTCTCGCGGCGCCTGGTCATGATCGGCACCACGAACGAGGACGAATTCCTGGTCGACGACGAGAACCGCCGCTGGCTGCCGGTGCGGACGACGGGCGTCAACGTGACCGCCATCATCCGAGACCGGGACCAGCTCTGGGCCGAGGCCATGCAGCTTTGGCTGGCAGAGGGCGTCCTGTGGCAAGACGCCGAACGCCTCGCGCGCAAGGCCCAAGAGGAATACAAGTCGGACGACCCCTGGGAGTCGATGGTGCGCGACTGGCTCATGGATAACGATGCCGCTGCGTACCGCTCGCACGACATCATCCTACAAGCTATCGGCCTGGGCGTGACCCAGATCAACCGGGGCCACGAGCTGCACCTGGCGCAGGTCATGCGCAAGCTGGGCTTCACCCGCCGCGTTCTCCGTATAGGCGGACACAATACGAAGGCGTGGGCGAAGCCGGTGGCCGAGGTCGCAGAGGACATCCTGGCATGATGGCCGTATGCGTCGGCGGGCCGCTCGACGGCAAGGTGATGGAGCTGCCGAAAGGCTCCAAGGTCTTTGCCCATTCCGACTGGGTATTCGCCGAGGGCGAGGAAAAGCGCCTGGTGCGCTACGTCTACATTGCCCACCGCTTTCTGCTGGACGCCGAGGACCTAATCGACGTGCCGCCGGGCTTCACCCTCTGGATGCTCGAAGATGCCGCGCCGCTCGTCGAGTTCGTGAATTTCGCAAAGCGAAACCCGAACTGGTACAAAAAGTTCTTTACCGACTGGCTCTGAACGTGCTAGTCTAATTCGCATAGCGTGTAGCTATATCCATCAACCACGATTAAGGAACCCCATCCATGTCTACCGATATTCGCATCCGTGCGCTTGAACTTGCCGTCGCAGCAGCCGCGCATAGCGGCGGTGCCGACGTTGTTACGGTCGCCGACAAGTTTCTCGCTTTCCTGACCGTAGGTACGGCCGGCACCAACGCCCTTGCCGGCGCGGGCAAGGCTGCCAACAAACCGGCCAAGCCAGCGGTCGCCGCGGCGCAGGCGTCTGTCGAAACCCCCATCGAAACCGCTGAATCCCAGGCGAAGGAACCGGCCAAAGAAGCGGCCAAGGCCATCACCCAGGACGAAATCAAGATCGCGGTCATCGCACTCGTGAACGCGGGCAACAAGGCCGCGAGCAACGAGACCACGGGCCGCGAATACGCTGCCGGTATCCTCCAGCCGTTCGGCGCGAAGAACGTCTCCACGGTGAAGCCGGAAGACTACGCGAAGGTGCTGGAAGCGTTGAAGGCGAAGACCGTCGCCGTGCTGAAGGCTGCCGAAGCCGAAGCCGACCTCGCAGGCTGATCGAATAGGGGTCGGAGCGCAAAGCCGGGGCGGACGCAAGTCACCCTCCAATACGGCCGAGCGCTCTGCCCCCGCTGACTACAACAAGGACCGCACCACATGGCCCACGCAAAAGTCTTCTCCCCGTCCGGCGCACCGCGCTGGATGAAGTGCTTCGGGGCACCGGCCTTGGAGCAACCCTACCCCAACACGTCCAGCAAGTACGCGGACGAGGGCACCGCTGCCCACACCCTGGGATCGGACTGCCTGACTGAAAAAGTGGACGCCGCCCACTACCTCGGGCGTGTGATCCGGGTCGAGCGCGAGGACGAGCCGGGCGTGATTAGTTCCCGGGAATTCACGGTCGACGAGGAAATGGCGATGAACGTCCAGGTGTATCTGGACTATGTGCGATCTTACGTCGCCAAAGGTTACACCCTGCTGGTCGAGCAGAAGGTCTCGTACCGCGGCGCGCTTGGCGGCATCGTTGCCGCGACCGATGACAGCGACGCCTTCGGCACCTCGGACACCATCCTCATAAGCCCGGACGGCTCCCACCTGGTCGTGATCGACCTGAAGTACGGGCAGGGCGTGAAAGTGTACGTCCAGGACAACGAACAGTTGCTGACTTACGGCCTTGCCACGGTCGAGACCTTCGACCTCCTGGGCAGCTTCGACAACGTAACCCTGGTCATCTGCCAGCCGCGCCTGGACCACCTGGACGAGTGGGAGCTACCCCTGGCCCGGCTGATTCAGCACGGCGAGGACATGCGCGCTGCCGGCGCCAAGGTGCTGGAGGCTATGGCGCTGTACAACGCCGCCCAGCCTATCACCCAGTTCCTGACCCCGGGCGAGAAGCAATGCACGTTCTGCAAAGCGCACGCGAACTGCCCGGCGGCTGCGGCCGAAGTGGCGGCCTCCGTGTTCGACGACTTCCAGGCCCTGGCAGATGCCCAGGCGATGGTGCTGCGCCCGCCCCCGAAGCTACCGGACCCAGCGCTATTGGGCGCCAAGTTCTCCATGCTCGACCAGATCGAGGAATGGTGCAACGCCGTGCGCGCCGAGGCCGAGCGCCTGGTGTTCGCGGGCGTCGAGATTATAGGCCCGGACGGCCTCGCCATGAAGACGGTCGAGGGTAAGAAGGGCCACCGGGCTTGGAAAGACCCGAAAGTAGCCGAGGGGCTACTGGTCGGCGCGCTGCCGCCCGAGAAGGCTTACAAGCCGCGGGAGGTCATCACCCCCTCTGTAGCCGACAAGCTACTGAACAAGAAGAAAACCCGCGAGACCTGGGTCCAGTTTATGGACCAGATCACGCAGCCGCCGGGCAAGGCGAAGGTCGTCCTGGGCAGCCACCCGGGTGCGCCGTTCAAGGGCGAGACCACCGCCGACGACTTTGTGGACCTGTCGGACGTTGCCGAATGAGCGACACCTTCGACCATGAGGGCGACGCCTGGGACTCGTTCGACGTGTCCTTCGACGAGGCGTGCCCCTATCAGTTGGAGTTCATGCACGGAGGCAAGTTTTCGTCCAAGAACCCGACGCCGGCGCGCTGCTGGAAGTGCGGCACCTGGGCGCACTGGATGCGCCTGGGCACCTACGCCGAGGGCTACCGCTGGCGCCTGGACCACATTTGCCCGGCCGAGACGGTCACGGCGGAAGAATTTCCGAGGTATGTATGATTTCCATGTTGAATAAGCCGATTCAAGTGAGATACTGTGGGCCGGTCGCCGACCCTCAACTCACATCCACCATATTGGCGAAGCTGGAAGGCGCGAAAGCGCACCTCCCGCCGCCAGTTTTCCAAGCCAAAACTGCTATTAGCTATAAGAGGAAATTCCGATGAAGATTACACTCGAAAACGTCCGCCTGGCGTTCAGCCATCCGGGCCTGTTCGTTGCGTCCAAGGTCAACGGCGAAGGCGAGGCCAAGTTCTCGTGCTCGCTGATCCTGACCCCCGGCCACAAGGCCATCAAACTGGTCGAGGCAACGGCGCTGGCCGTCGCTCGCGAGAAGTGGGGCGCCAAGGCCGAACAGATGATCGCGGCCATGAAGGCGCAGGACAAGCACCCGCTGCACAACGGCGACACCAAGTCGTCGTATGACGGGTTCCCCGGCAACTTCTTCGTGTCGTGCCGCTCGGTCAAGAAGCCGCTCGTCATCGACCGCGACCGCACGCCCCTGGATATGTCCAGTCCCCGCTTGTACAGCGGCGCGATGGTGAACGCCATCATCGACCTCTGGCCGCAGGACAACAACTACGGCAAGCGCGTGAATGCGCAGGTCATGGGCGTGCAGTTCTACGCGGACAACGATTCGTTCGGTGGCGGCGGTCAGATCGCCTCGCAGGACGACTTCGCGGACCTCGGCGTCGGCGAAGAGGTCACGGAAGACCCGTTGGCCTAGCGTTCAGGAATGGTTGGCGTTCACCTTTCGTGAACGCCGGCTCTTTCTGAACCCCTCCCCGGGGTGCTTATAAACGGAGCCGGCCGCCCGCCGACAGACGCCACGGCCCCGGGCAAACGGGGAGGGGTTCAGAAAGAGTTTCACCCACCACTGGAGATTATCATGGCCGAGAAAATGCTTACCCCCGACGAGGTTGCCCAGCAAATTGGCGATCTGGTCAAGTCCCTGGCGCTGAAGGCTGACGCCCGCAGCATCTTCCTTACGCTCGTAGCGAACGCCGGCGTGATCGGCGGTATGCTGATTTCCTCGGGCAAGTTCACCCACGCCGATGTGGCCGGCTTCCTGTCCGAAGCCACGTTGAAGGCCCTCGACTCGAAAGCCCCGGCAGCCCCCACGGCGCACTGATGGAAGAGTGGCGCGACATCCCTGGATACCCCGGGTATCAGGCCAGCAGCTACGGGCGCGTGCGGTCCATCGACCGCACCGTGCTCACGGCCAAGGGCGCGCGTAGTTACCGCGGTAAAATCCTGCGCCCGGGCCGCGGGGTGGACAAGGGGTCCCGGCTGTCCGTTGTTTTGGGGCGCGCGAACGGAACCAAAGAAGTGCATGTACTTGTGGCGATTACGTTTATCGGCCCGAACCCCGGGGGCTTAGACGTGGCCCACGGCAACGGGCGTAGCTCGGACAACCGGGCCGCCAATCTGAGTTACAAGACTCGGGCGGATAACAACCGGGACATCACCCGCCACGGGGGCCGCCGGTTGAAACCGGCCCAGGTTGCCGAAATCAAGACCGCGCTCCAAAAGCCGTTCCGGGGACTGCAACGGCAATTAGCCGCCCGCTACCGGGTGAAGCCCTGCTGCATTTCGGCCATAAACACCGGGCGGGAGTACGTATGACCCGCAAGTTGTTCATAGACACCGAGACTTTTAGCCCGTTGTCGCTCCGCACTCACGGCACTGTGCGCTATGCAACGCAAGTCGAGGTAATGATCGTCACATGGGCGTTGGACGACGCCCCAGAGCAAACTTGGGACGTGACGCGGGGCGGCCAGATACCTGGCGCCCTGCTGGTCGACCTGGAAGAGGCCGACGAAATCTGGGCGCACAATGCGTTCTTCGACCGCACGGTGCTGAACCTCTCGAAGTGGTGGCCCAAGGCCCTGGCGCCGCTGACGAAGTGGCGCTGCACGATGGTCCAGGCGTTGCTCCACGGGCTGCCCGGCAAGCTCGACCACCTCTGCCAAATCTTCAAAGTCGACGAATCGAAGCGCAAGCTGGACGGCACCAACTACATCCAGTTGTTCTGCCAGCCACACGGCAAGAAAAAGGTCCGCAATACACGCGAGACCCACCCCGAGGAATGGAAGGGGTTCCTGAAGTACGCGGCGCGCGACATCCCGTCCATGCGCGAGGTGCATCGCCTGTGCCCGAAGTGGAACCTTATCCCCCGTGAAATCGCTCTATGGCACCAGGACCAGCGGATCAATGACCGCGGCTTTGCGGTCGATGTCGAGTTCGCCGTAGCCGCTGTGCGCGCGACCGAGGCCGAGAAGCAGCGCCTGGGCGAGCGCACTATGGAGCTGACCGAGGGCGAGGTCGAGCGCACCACCCAGCGCGACAGGCTCCTGGCCTACCTCCTGAAGGAGTACGACGTGTCGCTGCCGGATATGAAGGCCGACACTATCGAACGCCGACTGGAAGACCCCGAGCTGCCCGAGTTCGTCAAAGAGCTGCTACGCATCCGCCTCCAGGCGTCGAAGGCGTCCACCAGCAAATACAAGTGCATCGTGCAAATGGAGGTGGGCGGCCGGATGTACGGCGGCCTGCAATTCGCCGCGGCGAACCGCACCGGCCGCTGGGGCGGGCGCGGGTTCCAGCCGCAGAACCAGCCGCGGCCGACGCACAAGTTCCCCGTGATCCTCCAGGGGATCGAGGCCATGAAGGCCGGCTGCGAAGACCTCATAACCGACAACGTGATGGCTCTGGCCTCCAGCGCCATCCGGTCGGTGATCGTCGCCGCCAAGGGCAAGAAGCTCTGCATCAGCGACTTGTCGAACATCGAAGGCCGGAAACTGGCCTGGCTGGCCGGCGAGGAATGGAAGCTGGACGCCTTCCGCGAGTTCGACGCCGGCGAAGGCCCCGACCTGTACAAGGTCGCCTATGCCCGGTCGTTCAACGTCTCCCCAGAGTCGGTCGAGGACGACTCGGACGAACGCCAGATCGGGAAGGTGCAGGAACTGGCTCTGGGCTACCAGGGTGGCGTGAACGCCTTCGTGACGATGGCCGCCACCTATGGCGTCGACCTGGAGGCTCTGGCCCGAGCCGTGCTGCCGAACCTGCCGACACTGGCCCTGCGGGATGCGTATAAGGTCCATGCCTGGGGCGTGCAGCAGAAGCGCACCTACGGCCTATCCAAGGAGGTGTACGTCGCCTGCGAGGCCCTGAAAGCCCTCTGGCGCCAGGCCCACCCGATGACCGAAACGCTGTGGGGCGCCTACGAGACCGCCGCACGCAACGCGATCCTGAACCCGGGCATTGACTTCCCCGCCGGCAAGTGCGTATTCAGCCGGGTCAAGGCGTGGCTGCGGATCAAGCTGCCCTCGGGCCGCTTCCTGTGCTACCCGGACCCGCGGATCGACGGTACGAAGATCAGCTACGCGAACGTCAACGTGTACACCAAGAAGTGGCATCGGACGTACACCTACGGCGGGAAGATCGCCGAGAACATCGACCAAGCCAGCTCGCGCGACGTGATGGCTGACGCCATGCCGCGGGCCGAGGACGACGGCTACCAGATCGTGCTGACCGTCCACGATGAAATCATGTCCGAAGTGCCAGATTCGGACGACTTCAGCCACGAGGCGCTGAGTGTGATCCTGGCGACAAATAGCCCCTGGAATGCCGGTCTTCCGCTGGCAGCCAAGGGGATGACCACTTACCGATACCGCAAGGGGTAGACCATGACCATCCTTATCGCATTGATCGCAGCCGGCGCCTTCGGCATTGTCCTCGTGGCGATGTACGCCAAGGGCGAGATTTCCTTCGGGCGCGCTGTGGGCCTGTTCGCTCTCACTGCGGCGCTCGCAGCGGTGCTGGCGTGAAGAAACCTGCCCCCATGCGCGAGGCGAAGATCGAGGCATACCTGGTCCAGCAGGTAGCAAAGCGCCGCGGCGAGGCCCAGAAGTTCGTGTCGCCCGAGCTGAACGGCGTGCCCGACCGCCTGGTGCTGTGGACCCTGGGCGACATAGATTTCGTCGAGCTGAAGGCCGAGGGCGAGGGCGCCGACGATCACCAGGTTCGGGACCACAAGCGCCGACGCGCGCGCGGGTTCAGGGTGTTCGTCCTGAACTGCTATGCCGCGGTGGACTGGTACATCGAAAAGGGCCGCCTTTTGAGCTTCGCCGAGTACATGGGCATGGTCGACATGGGGCACCCGTGGTGCGTGTGAAAGCTCGAAATTGGGTGCCCAGGGCCTTTCAGCCCCAGTGCATTGAATTCATTCAAGAGCACAGTGCCCCCGGCTGCGCGCTGTGGGCGCCTCCTGGCATGGGTAAGACCAGTACCACCTTGACCGCCGTCGACAGCTTCTACCTGTCGTCGATGATGTCGCGCCCGACCCTCGCCATCGGCCCGCTGCGCGTCGCCCGCGAGGTCTGGAGCGACGACGCGGCGAAGTGGAAGCACCTTTCGCACATCCGGGTCTCCCCCATCGTCGGGACCGAGGCCGAGCGCATCTACGCCCTGCGCAAGGATGCCTCGGTATATACCATCAACTACGAGCAAATCCCCTGGCTGGTGGACCGCCTGGGCGACCGTTGGCCGTTCGGCATGATCGTTGCCGACGAATCCACCAAGCTGAAGGGCTTCCGGCTCCAGCAGGGCGGCGTCCGAGCCCGGGCACTGAGCAAGGTGCGCGCGGTGACGGAGCGCTGGTTGAACCTGACCGGCACGCCGTCGCCCAACGGGCTCCAGGACCTCTGGGGCCAAACCTGGTTCCTCGACCGCGGCAAGCGCCTGGGGCTGTCGTACAGCGCCTTCCTGGAGCGCTACTTCTACCGGCCACCGCGGCAGGACGCCAACGCCCGCCTGGCGAAGATGAAGGCGTTCGACCACACCGAAAAGTCGGTCCAGGACCGACTGCGCGACATCTGCATGTCCCTCGACCCGGCCGATTGGTTCGACCTGGAGGTGCCGGTCCCCACTGTCATCCCGATCAAGCTGCCGCCGGCCGCGCGCAAAATATACGACGATTTCGAGCGCACGATGTTCGCGGAACTTGCGGACGGCGATAGCCTCGAAGTCTTCAACGCTGCGGCGCTCACGAACAAGTGCCTCCAGATCGCCAACGGCGCCGTATACCAGGGTAAGGCCGCTGGCGCCGCAGACGTTGAACAGATCGACAAAACCGCCTATAAGGTCATCCACGATGCAAAAATCGAAGCCCTTGAATCCATCGCCAGCGAGTCCAGCTTGCCTATCCTCGTTGCTTATAACTTCCGATCAGATAAGGAACGGATTCTCAAGGCATTTCCCGACGCGGCCTTCCTCGGTGACAAGAAAGGAATGGCGCGCTTCAAAGCGGGCGATGCAGCGATTGGTCTCGGACATGATGCCAGTGTTGGACACGGCGTCGATGGACTCCAGGATGTCACCAACGTACTTGTACGTTTCGGTCACACCTGGAACCTGGAAAATCGAATGCAAATGTTTGACCGCATCGGACCTGTACGCCAAGCCCAATCTGGGCATAAGCGCCCAGTTCTAACCTACGACCTGGTGGCCGAGGACACCATCGACGAGACCGTATTGGCCCGCCACGAGTCTAAGCGCGAGGTCCAGGACCTGCTGATGGACGCGATGAAAATGGGCAAGTTTCAACCACATACCGAGGATATTTTCGCATGACCATCGAAATGTACGACACCGTGACCGACAACCGCCCCGAGCCGTGGCCGCCCCTGCGCCCCACCCTGGCGCAATTTTCCGCGGCCCTGAACGAACACTGGGACGCCCATGTTGCCGCGCACGGCGGCTCTTACGAGGCGACAGATTACTGCATTCCGGCGATGGGCCTCATGGGCGAGGCCGGTGAAGCTGGCGAGCACTTCAAGAAGTTCGTGCGCGACGGCAGCCCCGAGGTGTTCCGCAACCACGAGTTGGCTCTGGAGCTGGGCGACGTGATCCACTACTGGTGCCGCCTCGTCAACCTGGCGGGCTACACCCCCGGCGAAATCATGCGCCTGAACGAAGAGAAGCTGGCGGCGCGGCGCGCGGCGAAGGCGGCAAAATGACGCAGTGGATCATCTGGGGCTTCCTGCTGATTTTGCAGAACGCCGCCCACACGGCCACCAGCCGAGCGCGCAACTCCAAGGGCGCTGCGGGGCTCTGGTACAACGGCGTGGCCTCCATCTTCTCCAACGGGATATGGTTCGCGTCGCAGTTCTTCATCGTCAATATGCTGATAAACGTGAAGGACAAGCCGGTGGCGTTCGCCGGCACACTGGTTTTCTACATCCTGCTGACGGCCCTCGGGTCTGTTGGCGCCCACTGGCTTGCAATGCGCCTGGAGCGCAAAGGAAAGATCGAACATGGTTAAGCTGACCCTCCCCACCGACTCGACCGAACGCAAGAACGTCCCGATCCTGTCTGGCGTCATGAACTACTTCCCGGCGGCCCTGGCCGGTGTGGCGCGCATTTCCGTCGCCGGCAACAACAAGCACAACGCCGATCAGCCCCTGCACCATGCTCGGGGCAAGTCGATGGACCACGGCGATTGCATCATCCGCCACACGATGGACCTGGAAGATTTGAGGGCGCTGATGGTGCGGCAGGAAAAGTTCATGGACGCGGACCAGGCGGCGAGCGTCATCAAACTGCTGCTGGAAGAAGCCCGCTGTCGCGCCTGGCGCGCTCTGGCTGATCTCCAGGAGTTGGAGGAAATCTACGGCGGTGCGCCGCTCGCGCCAGGCGCACGGCTGCCGGAAACGCAGCAAGATGCGGAACCGGATCGCTGCCAGGCTCGTGCAGATGGCTACGAACGGTGCCAGTTATCCGTCAGCCACAAGAGCGATCACCTGTTTCCGGCCGCTGGCGGGCTGCGTCACGTCAACGAAGCCCAGACTGTACCGATGGCGAGCGCGGTAGCGCTGACGGCGTATCAGATCAAAGAGCAGCGAGCGGAGCGTGCGATGCGTAGCAGAGTTGAAGGCGAAAAGGTGCCGGCAGGACCGGACACCGGCAGATGAAACCCAGCGCCCGGACCTTCAGTCCGGGCGCTTTACCTTGACCCCATGCTTCCGGCAGATTGCCCGGAACCCCTCGTAAGGCACCAATCGCCACCCGTGTAGGATCGCGCCGTAGTACCAGGCGAACGTCGGGCCGTGATCCTGGGCTTTCGGGTACTTCGACCAGGTGAAGTGATGGGCCAGTTCGTGCGCCAGGATAAGCCCGTTGCGGCCACTCTTCGGGTCGAGCTGGATAGCCCCTCGGTCGTGATCGTAGGACGCGCCGAAGCCGCGGACGGCCCAGACCCGGATCGTCACCGGCGGAACGCCGTAGACCCGGCAGGCGGCCCGCACCAGCCGGCGAATCTTCTTGAGCGGCAACAGGTGTGCGCGATGGCCGCGCAGCTCCTGCCGCTCCATTTCGTAGACGCGCTCTTTCTGCGCGTCCGCCACTATTCGAGTCTCCAGCGGCCATTGATGACGTTCAGCAGGCTGCGCTTGCCGTTGCCGTATATGACCGTATGGGCGTTCAGCCACGACGACGGCCCAGAGTTGTACCCCAGGCGCAGGCGCGTGCTGGTGCCGTTCTGGTAGCCGCCCTCGTCGATCCCTGGGCTATGACTGTGGCCGACGATGACTTTCACGCCGATCCGGCGCAGATTCTTCAGCGATCCGCGAGCCCCATTCGGCCCCTTGTCGCCGTGCAGGCCAGTTTCGATGCCCGCGACCACATGGCTTTCGTCGTTCGCCAGGCACTTCACGTCCGGGCGCGAGCCCAGGATACGCGCCACCCAGTAGGTGAAGGCCGATAGCTTCTCGGCATTCGCATCCTTGGACTTGGCCTGGCGCACCATCGCCAGGGCCGATTCCAGGTAAAACTCTGCATTCGTGGCATCCTGGCGCCAGTCGGTGGCGATCAGGTATCGGGTCAGGAAATCGTCATGGTTGCTCGGGACGACGACCGACAACCGGCCGCCCTTCGTGCGCGCGTCCAGGAAGGCGACAGCGCGCTGCACTTCGGCCTCGGCATTGTCCATGCCGAACTGGCGCTTGTGGACGCCCAGGAACGGGTTGCCGCGGTGGTGCGGGTTGATGCTATCGCCGTCCAGCAGGTCGTGCCAGATCAGCTCTGCGGGGTTCAGCAGGTCGACGATACCGCCTTTGCCGAACGTCGCGCGGTCGACGGCCGGGTCCACCGCGTCAACGTGCGTATCACCCATATCCAGGGCCAGGGCGCGCGGCGCAGGGGCGTAGCCTTTCTTGGCCCAGTCGATGCCGTAGTACGTGTCCAGGTCGATGAAGGCGCCCGTCTTGCTCTCGGCGTTGATCTGGCGGATATGGAACTCGCGCCCACGGATTTCGACCATGCAGGCGCCCAGGGTGTGATGGAACTCGCCCAGCTTGCCGGCGCGGCTATCGGTGTAGTTGGGCTTCGTGCAGGCGCCGGTGGTGGTCATGATCTTGGGCAGCTTGCCCGAGGGGACCGGCACCGTGCGCAGTTGCAGCTTCGTGTGGCCGAAGATCGCCGATTCGCCGTGCGTAAGGCCATCGAACCCGGTCAGCGGGTTGGAGGCCGTGGGCTGAATCTTCGCGTCGCCGACGACGTGCAGGTTCTGGTTCAGCGCCTTGCGCGTATTCCAGAGGTACGGGCTGACCTCGGGTGCCCAGGTTTCCTCGTTCTTCTGGCTCGCAGACCAACTACTGGTCGGGTTCTTGTACCGCAGCGGGATCACCAGGATTTCGGCGCTATGCTTGTTTGCGGCCACTTCCAGGGCGTTCACGAAGCCCTTATGCACCGGCGTTGCGTTCTGAGCTGCCGTGACAAGGAACCTTTCGACCTTGCCGAGCGTTCGCTTGAATATGGGCGCTTTACTAGACCGCTTCCCCGCACGATCCGTCGCCGGTGTCCCCGGGTTGGTGGTCGAGAAACAGTACGTCTTGTGGCTACCAGAGTACGTCGAGCACTCCCAGCGGCGCTTGCCGCTCTGGGCCATCGACCCTTTGACCATGTTCTTACCGCATTTCGGGCAGGCGTGGTTCGGCATATTTGTTCTACTTGATGGAGCGGAGTTCGGTCAGTTGGCCGCGGCAGACGGCAAGGGCCTCTTCCACCGCCGCGAGTCGGCGCAGCACCGTTTCCACGGGCAGCGGGCCGGTGCTGGATACGTCAAAGCGTGGTTCGCAGTCCAGCGTCAGCCGCGGGTCGATTGGCGTCCGCACTGGGACCGGCACCTCGATTGTCCGATCCTGGTAGAGCACCGGCGCGGAAGCGCACCCCGTCAGCATAGCCAGGGCAGATGCCAAGATCAGCGCGGAGAAGGGCTTCACAGTCGGGGAGTGCATGGTCGGTGTCCTCTTTGGCGCGCAGCAATGCGCGGGTGGTTGCAATCTGTTTCGCCAGGGTCGTTGCGCGCGCTGCCGCGGCGTCGAGCTGGGTCTTCTGGTCATCTGAAATCGCCTTGGCGGCCTTCGTCGCCGCGTCGCACTGAGCTGCAATGCGGTTGCTGACCACCAGCGTACCCGTGAGACTAGCGACTTGCTGGACGGCAATCGCCTTTTCTGCTTTAAGGGTTTTGACCGTCTGGTGGCTGAACGCCAGAGCTGTTAACGACAGTAGAAGCGCTGTAGACAGGTACAGCAGGGGCGACCGGAGCAGGGTTGTCCACAGCATGGTTTTTCACCGTTTGGTAGGTGGCCCCGAGGATGTACGCTCCCACGGTGCCGAGAATGAGGTTCTGGAAAATGTCTTCGCTGATCCGGCTGGCAATCACCAGTCCAGTGTTCACCAAGCCCGAGCCCAAGGTAAGCAAAAAGCGCCGGCCGCCCAGCGCTTCTCGCCACGCTATGAACTCCTTCGGGGTCACGCGCAAGCCGCCACAACGTAGTCCTGGGGGTTGGCCGTGAAGGCCACCGCTGCCTTCGGCACGCGGTACAGGTCGGTGCCGTAGATGCGTTGCCGAGCCGTGCATAGGGCGTTGACCTTCAGCGTGCCGACGATCCCGCCGCGCTGCATTGGGCCGAAGCCGGTGTAATCGGGTTTGATCGCGTAGGCCGTCGCACCAGCCAGGGCCGTAAGGCCAGTCGGGGGCTTCGGCGTCGGTGCCACGATAGTCTTCAAGGCGACGTTCGACGCAATCGACTCGTTCGTGTAGTCGTTGCGCGCGAAGGCCCGGAAGCAGAACATCTGGGGCACCAGGTTGTTCACGATGGCCGCCTGGCCGGGCGCCGGGACCATGATTTCGCCCACCTTCGTACCGAAGGCCGTACCCGAGCACGAACCGTATTCCATGCGGGTGAAGGTCAGCTTGCCGCACTGAGTCTGCCCGGCCGGACACGTCGCCGGGATGCCCGTGTTGTCGGTGTTCGTCGTGGGGTTGACCCACGTCAATGACGCTTCGCCGGCTAGTACCGCGAACGTCAGTGAAAAGGTCAGCAGGAAAGCCGCGATCCGGGTCAAGTAGCGCATTGTCGTATCCTCAGTGCAAAATCGGGAGAAGAAACAGATGGCGCTCGTCGGAACGTCGCGCAACCAGGCCGTCGAGCTTCACGCCCTTCGCGAACACCCACCGGCCGAACTGATCCGCGGCCGACGCGAAGTCGCCGCCATTCACCAGCTTCAGCAGAGTGGAGCCCGCAAATTGTGGTCCGCCGAGATTGTAGACGAATGAAACCAGCGCGTCGAACTGATTCTGGTTGATGCCAGCCCGAACGTGCCGGGCGACCGCGCGCTCGGCTTCGAGCAAGTCTTCCTCCAACCACTTATCCGCTTGCGCTTGGGTGCAGGTATCGCCGGATTTCACGCCGTTCGTGTGGCCCCAGCCGATAGTCCAGATGTTGGCGGGGCAGAGGTAGGCTTTGAGTCGGCACTGTTCGTAGTGCTTGATGATCCCGAGACCGTGGCTCGCGGTCTTCATGGGTGGTTCTTTTCGCGGGCCTTGACGTAGTAATAGCGGGCTGCGCAGCCGGCTGCGATCATGCCGACGATGAAGGAGATTGCTTGCAAGTATTCGTTGATCTGACCGATGGAAACACCGAAGGTCCACGACCCTACAGCTAGGCCCACGCCGGTGTCGGCGATTCGTTCAGATACTTGCGCGGAAATGTGCATAGGGGCGGACAGTAGCACTGCCCGCCGCCTCAGATCAAGGGTTAGTAATCGGTTGCGTGGGCTGCGTGAACGCCGACACGTATTTCGCATGGCCCTTCGTGATGCACATTTCGTCTACGTAGCCGATAAACCCGAATCCGCCGCTCGGGTTGTCGCCGGCTACGCCGAACAACACGCGGCTCGGGGTCTCGTAGCTGTTGGCGTCAGTGTATGTGCTGCCCACTTGGGCGCCGTTGACGAACATCTTAGTGCTGCCGTTGTACCGGCACACAACGACGTGATACCAGTTGTTGACCGCAATGGTGCTCGCTGCTGCTGTGATCCTGGCCGCGCCGTTTACATAGTAGATCAAATCCCCGCCGCCGGACGTGAAGATCGTCGGGCGCACTTGAGTACCCGATGTCCGCTGGTCGTAAATGAGCTGCGCAGCGCCGGTTAGGGTGGTCGGACGAATCCAGAACTCAATAGTGAAATCCCCGGTGCCGTAGCCGAAATCGGCATGCGCAGGCGTGTCGATGTACGAGTTCGCAGTCGGGTCTGTCATGCTGGCAGCGCCAAACTTGAACTGAGCCGTGCTGATTGTCGCCGTCCCGCTGGCGGTCCACGTCTTACCCGTCTCGTCGGTGAATGTCGTGCTGCCGTTTGAGCCTTCCATGTGCAGCAGCGAGACGATGGCACTGGTCACGTCCGGGTCGTCGAATTCGGCGCTCGGGGGCGTGAAGTTCGAAGTGTACAGGGCCGAAGTGGTGACGCGGAATTCGTCGATCCAGCCCGTCATACGGTTGGTGCCCGAGGGCGACGAGCCCAAGTAAATCGGGTTGCTGGCGAAGTTCGTCGTGTTGGACGCCGAGCCAATCGAAGTGCCGTCCACGAACAGGCGAATGGTGCTACCCGAGCGGCAGAGGGCGACGTGATACCAGGTGTCGTCTGCGGTCGTACCGCCGAGGATTGGGTTACTGGACACGCCGTCGAACAACGCCCACTGGTTCGTGAAGGTGTAAACGGCCCAGCCGCCGCCGAAGCTGAACATGAAATTGTTGCCGCTGCGCGTGTCGTAACGGACCCAGCCTTCGATGGTAAAATCCGCCGTGCCGAAGATGAAGTCCGCGTCGGTCATGGAGACGACGTGATCGCCGGTGCCGTCGAGCAACAGGGACGACGTACCGAACTTGAACTGCGCCGTGTCGAGCTGCGCATCACCAGCGGTTGCCCAGCTCTTGCCGGTCATGTCGAGCATGAGTGTAGTTGCGTCTACGCCGTTGAAGTGCAGCAATGCGACGACCGGAGGCGGCGGAACAACGGCTGTACGCTCCAGGTTAACCAGGAATTGGCGCACGGTGATGGTGTTGTCCGCGTCTGCGGTGCCCCATTGCGCAGTGAGAACGATGGACGTAACGGCGCTCAGATCGACGCTCACCGGCGCGGCGTTTGGCATGTGGACGATTGCCGCCGTCGTCGCGCCGGTGGAGAACGACGCCTTGGCCTGCGCTTCTACTTCCCCGCCGACTCCATCGTCTGTAACCATGATTTCCGCGTCCAGTTCCCAGCCGCGGTTGGTGAGGCTGCCGGTCGTCGTGAACGCCGTCGTGTCGGCAACCAAAGTGCTGTTGAGTTTCAGCTTGAGCCGCAAGGTCGGCGGCGTTGCGTCGGTGCCGTAAACGCCCTGTGCTTTCACCCGCAAAGCGGTGCCGGCGGTCAGGTCCGCCACAGCTACACTGTACGACGAGGCAAACGCGCTTTCGGTAACGGTGTTCGCCACCGTGTTGCCGACCGGCACGCTCGCGTCACCGTAAACCAGGGAGGATGCCGCCAGCACTGCCCATTGTGGGTTTGCGCCGGGGCCTCGGGTCTGGAGCACGTACAGGTCGGTGCCGGCGGGCAGACGCGCCCACGTCGCAGAGCCACGATACAGGATGTCGCCCTGCGCGGCCGAGCCTACGAAGTCGAGCACCGCAGAAAGGGTCAGTTCCTCGCCGGCGCCGGCGCCGGTCGTGTCGCGGCCCATGATCCGGTCGGTGGTCGCGAAAGTGGTCGACGCCGGCGGGATCAGCCCGAACCCGAGCGAAGTACCAGAACGGCGCAGGACGAAATTGTCGGTGCCGGCGGCGATGTCCGCAGGGTCGCCAGTGCTGTTTGCGCTGCGGCCGATGACCGACAGGGCCGCGCTGTTGCGCAGCTTGCCGTCCGTGATCGCATCGTCGGCGACGCCAGCGGTCGCGACAGTGCCGAAGCCCACGGTGGCGCCAGAGCGGCGCAGCACATGGCCGTCCGAGGCTGCCAGGATGTCTGCCGGATCGCCGGTCGTGCTCGCGCTGCGGCCGATGACCGAGAGGCCAGCGCTGTCCCGCAGCTTGGCGTCGGTGACGGCGTTGTTGCTGATCGTGACGTTCAGCGTCGCGTTGCCGAGGTTCGTGAACGTCGTGTTGCCCGTTGCGTCGGTGCCCAGAGTGAGCACCGGCGACAGTGTGACCCAGACCAGATCAGTGCCGTCCGACCGCAGAAGCTGGTTGGCCGTGCCGCGCGCCAGTCGTTGGACCGTCGTCGCGCCGCGGACGTAGATGTCGCCGCGCGTCGTGAGCGTGTCTTTGCGCAGGTACTGGGGATGGTCGTCGCCGGCCGTCAACCCCTGGAGCAATTTGTGGTTCGTTGGGTTCGTAGCAGTGCTGGCTAGAGCGGAAGCCAGGTACACATTCAGCTTGGCAGCCGTCGCGAGCGAACCGTCCGACATAAGGAAATTGACGCCAATCTGTGCGCCTACAGTCGCGTCCTTCTCTATGAAGATGACGCGACCGATATTGTCCTGTAGCCGAACCTTACTCCGTGACATCTACCACTTCCTCAAACGGGCGAATGTTGACGATTACGGGCTTGCCGCCCGCTTTCGCGATTGTGCCAGATTTGAGGGCTTCCGCAGCAGCTTTCGCATCGGAGTAGTCGAAATCGATCAAACCGGCCTTCTTGGCCGACTCGTAGGCCCGCAATTGGGCCGCGGTCACGGACACGTCCGAGTTCAGCTTATCGCCGGCGACAGCCGCTTCCTCGGCGAGCTTCGCCAGGTTCTTCTGGCCGATCTTCTTGCCGCGCGCCTCGGGCTTCACGAAGGCATCGTTGATCGTGCGGACCTTGCCTTTCTGTTCGTAGGCAATGTACCCGTCGCCCTTCGACGCGCTGACGCGCTTCGAGCCGGGGACCATGTAGCGATCCGCGAACGGGTCGGCTTCCTTGGCCGCAGTGGCCTTCGGTTTCGCCTTGGGCTCGTCGGACAGGCCCAAGCCCTCGGCCAGGTCATCGACCGCCGGGCCTTTGCCGGGGGCGCCAGTCGCAGCGTAGTTCCCGGGAACGGCGTCATCGGGCATCAAGCCCAGGTCGCCGGCCAGGTTCACCGACGCGCCGCGCTGCACGCCGACTTTCGGCCGTTCTTCCGTGAGCGGCAAATTTGTGTTCGGGCCGCGGTACGGACCCTCGGGCGGGGTCGGATCGAATTCGATCACGTCCGGGTCCACTGGGGCGCCCGTGCGCCGCGCCGGGCCGGCTTTCACCGGGGCATCCTCGACCAAGCCCAGCTCCGACGACAGATCGCGGAACGGGGGCAGTGAATCGCGTGCGCCGATGTCTTCCTCCAGCGCCAGGTCGCCCGTGTCGATTTCGCGCGGGCCGCGACCCGTGCCGTTCGGCTGCGGGATCGGTAGGCCATCGCGAGGCGTCGCCGGCGGCACCAGGGCGTCCAGTGGGTCGGTATCCACGTTCGGCAGTTCCTGGGCGTTCGGCACAGGGTCCGGCGCCAGTTCCAGGTTGCCTGCGCGCTTGTTCGCTTCGATGGCCGAGCGGCCCGTCGCCGGGGGCAACGCTTCGTAGTTCGGTGCGGCGGCCGGCGGGAAGTCCGGGCCGGGGGTCTGGAAGTGTTCGCTCATGCCGCCCACGGGGCCGAGCGGCATCTTCTTGCCGAAGCTGTTCTGGTACATATCGGATTGCAGGAACTTCGAGACCGCCGGGGCGATCATGTCCTGAATCCAGTTGTGCGGGTTGATCGCGTCGGTGCCTACCATCGGGCGACTGGTCGACACGGGGAACGCCTCGCCGGCGTCCGCCACGACGCCCAGTTCCTCGGACAGGGGCACGTCGCGGTCCATCTGCTTGGACAGCTCAGACGCCTGCACCTTTCGGCCCACGGTCGCCTGCTGCACCGAATTGATCTTCGCCAGGTCTTTGCGCGCCTGCCGATACCGGGTTGCCACCTCGGGCTGCCCCATCGCCGTCGCATTGCGCTCCAGGAGGTCGTCCAGGGCGTCCGCGATCTGGCGCTGGGCCTTGCCCAGGTTCATCTTCTTGGGATTCGCCTGCTTGCCGCCGGCGGGCGGCGTTTGGTTGAACGTCGCCTGCTGGCGCAATTCCTTGACCGACTCGACGACCTTCGCCGCGTCCGCATCCTTCTCCAGTACGGCCAGGTACTTGTTGACCTCGGCCGCGATTTCCGGGTTGCGCATCAGGGCCTTGTCCGCGCTGATGGAGCCGATGGCGTTATGCACGTCGGTATCTGCAACCACCTTGCCGATGGTCTTCATCGCTTCGTAGGCCGCATTCTTGGGCTCTTTCAGCTTCGAGAACTGCTTCGAGCCGAGCTGTTCGGGGTCCGCACCGATGGGCTTCGAGGCCAGTTCGGTAGCCGTTGCCTCGTTCTTCTTGTTGAAGCGGCGACGCACGTTCTGGCTGCCGCCTACGCCTTCAAGAAACTCGCCGAACGGCGCTTTGCCGTGCTCGGACGGGATGATGTCGAAGCCAGCGGCGCGGGTACGCTCCACATCGGTCTTCGGCACCTTGGGGTCTAGTTCCGGCACATCGCGGACACCAGGCAGGCCCGGGTCCAGGTGGGCAGGCGTGTTGACCGGCGCATGGATGCGCTTCGGCACCTTGACACCGGCCACTGCGCCCATGATGTCGGGGGCGCCCCCGACCAGGGTCTGCCCCAGGGACGCCAGCAACGGGGAATCCGTCGCTTCCATGATCGAGTCGCCAGTCGTTTCACTGGCCGCACCGCCCATGTACTTGTGCATCTTCTCGCCAACGGCCGACAGCATGTCCGAGCCGCCCTGCGTCACCGGCTTGTAGCCGAAGCCGCGGACCTGATCCATCTGCACCTCGGGGTCCAGGTTGCGCCCTTCCACCAGTTTGTTCACGCCCAGGGCGTTGTTGATGGTCGTACCAAACCCCTGGAGGCCGGCCAAAGGCTCCGTGACCGCGCTCGAAAGCACCGTCGCAGCGGCATCGGCCGTGTCCAGCAGGCCGGTGGGCGACGCCAGTACGTCGAGCACACCAGGCGCTTTCGCGGGGCTCGGCGTATTGTCGTAACCTTCCTCGCCGGGCAGCCGCGGCGGGTCCACCATCGGATCGTAGGCTTTCTTTGGAGCGACACCGCCGCCCACAAGCCCGCGCTTGCGCGCCTCGGCCAGTAACCCCGCCTTCTCGGGGGGCAGCGTTCCGCGCTTCTCCAACTCGGCCATGATCGCGATTTTGTCCATGTTACTGGTTCAGCATTTGCAGCAGTTGTTCGTCACTCAGGGCCGAGAAGTCTTCGCCGCTGGTAGCAGC